TTACGCTCGGTGAGCCGGGCGTGGCGCTTAATGATGTGATGGCCGATCTGCAAAAAGCGTCGGTGTCTCTGCAGATGGGCCTCCAGGTGCGTAATAAGCTGGTATCGGCCTATCAGGACGTGATGTCCATGCAGGTTTAGGTTGTCTAACCTAATGATAATTATAATTAATAACCATCCGATCCTGTTGCGTGGGGCATAGGTGGGGCAAACTCACTCAATTTCTGGTTGAGGATAAGTACCTGGTCCTGGTTATTTTCAGCCATCCAGGAACCATATACCCGATAAACCATTTGCGCGTCGGTGTGTCCCATTTGCTTCGCGATGAAGTTAGGGTTAGCACCGGCAGCTAACGACCAGCATGCATAAGTGTGTCGGGATTGGTATGCTTTGCGATAGCGAATCCCGGCGCGCCGCATTGCTGCCTCCCATGACTGGTTAATCGACCCCACAGCGTAATGATGCCCGGCACGGCCATTACGCGCAGCGATCTGTGGGTTGAACACGAAAGTGCACGGATGCACATCAGTACGACCATACTCGCGCAGTTTCACTTCAACCTGGTACTGCTTGCCCAGGCGTGTTAATTCGGCCTGCCTCTTCAGCACGTCGATCGCTGGCTGAATGAGGTTGATGATGCGGTCCGTTCCGGCGTCCGTTTTCGGAAGGGTGAACTCCTTCGTCAAAGTATGGTTCCGGCGGATGATCATCGTGCCTGCTTTCAGGTCAATGTCTTCCCAGGCAAGAGCTACCAGCTCTCCGTGACGTACTCCGGTATAAACTGCCAGCGACCACATATTTTTAAGTTGCTGGTGGGTACATGCGTTAATCATCCGGATGAATTCTTCTCGCGTTAGCGGATCTGGCTCGGTACGAGCCCGTTTGAGCAGAGAAATACCATTAAACGGATTCGCTTTTACATACCCGCTATCAGCTGCAAAGTTAAACATACCTGACATGGTTCTCATGTAGTTGTTCACCGTTCTGACAGAGCGCCCTTTCACCGGTGTTTTCTGTCCCGTCTTCAGGACGTGATAACCGGTCAGCAATTCCTTTCTGATAAACAGTAGGTCTTCCTGTGTCACCGCTGAAGCCAGCCTGTCGCCGCCTATCCTTGGCACCATGTTGCGCGCTATAGATGTATAGCGAGACATCGCGTTGGTGCTAATCTCCATACGCTTCAGTTCAAGCCACTTGGTAGCCAGCTCTAGCACAGTTATTTCCTTGCTCTCCACACCAAATCTTTTCAGGTTAGGAGAATCCGGGAACTGGGCGGCATAGTTGAAGTTGCCGGTCTTAATCGAAAAGCACACCGACGCGCGCAGCTCGCCAGCGACCTTTCTGTTTTTTGGTGTATCCGGCACGCCGAGGCTTTCACGCACCCGGCTGCCTTTATAGATGAACCATATGCGGAGCGTACCGCCATGATTCTCCACGCCTGTTGGATATGCTGACTTAGCCATTATTCCCTCCTGACGTCCAAGAGCCCGCTAAGCATAAACGGATCCTCATTGGCGCGCACCCGGCTGTTTCTTTTTGAGGCTCTCAACCCACTGGTCGATCGCTTTATGGTTATACAAGCACTCGCTGTTTTCCTTTGGAATGCTGTCCGGTGACATGTGGACGTACTCCCTGCCGCAGAGCCAACTGTTTTTACGGGCCCGCGCTATCGTTCCCGGGCGGAGCCCTGTCATCTTCACAAGCAGGTCTTCTGTCACCCAATCGCTGGGCACGATTTGAATAATTTCGCTCATGATCGCTCCTATGACATCGTTTTATAAAACTGCGGCTGATCTGGTGTGGCCGCGCGTAATTCGTTTTCCGGATGAACTGAATAATTTCTGTCATCCCAACGCACCCAGAACTGCGGATGGTCACCGTCAGGATCCTGCAGGCTATCCACCACACCATGAATGCCGCCGGTCTTCTTCTGGACTATTGCGCCCACATTAAAAGCAGCCATTGCACACCTTCCGGTTCGTGAATAAATGAGATGAGAGCGCCCAGCGCCATAATTGCGACGATGAGCCAGGTCATGGGGTTTGATTGCATTGTGAACTCCCAAAAAGAAGCCCGGCGCGGGGCCGGGCAAAAGGGATGACGTTGCAGTGCTTTCGCACCCAATAGCCAGCTCATAACTGGCTATCAGTTGCGTGAGTTAGATCTGCGATCGGGAATTCCGCTTCACCGAGAAGTTTCCGGTCAGCGCGCTGCTGATTGGGCCGCCGTTGTTCAGGTCTGCAACGATGATATCGACGGTCAGCCCTTCGCTTGTCATTTCGTTATCAATCGGCTCATTGTCCTCAAGCGCGTCACGGAAAGACGCGGCGACAATCTTCCCACCCATAAACGACATGCCAGCGTTAACCGGCGGCTCTTTACCGTCCTCATACTCAAATACGAACGTCATCTTTCCCATAATCTCTCCTCATGCCGCGCGCTGGGCACGCAGCTTCTTCAGGTGTTCTGCTGTTTCGATTTCTTCGGCGATCCGCTCGGCAATTTCGTACTTACTCGGTGCGTTTGATAGCGCCAAAACGCGAGTAATCAACGCCTCAAAAAGCCAAGGGGAAATCAGGTTGCACATTTCTTTGAATTGGTGGGCGAATGTTAACTTTTTGGTAATCCATGCAAGATGGGCATCATCGGCTGACTCGAACAGCCCGAGATAATGGTACTGTCGCATGAAAATGATTACGCTTTTGAATTTTGAAAGTGATGGAACGTACATAACGCCAACAGGCAATTCTCCGTTGTGTTTACCTTTTGCGTTGATGAATGAATTGAGCTGGCTTGGGATAAAAATACATGTTTCTGGGGAGTAAACCTTTTTGCCAATAACGGTGAAGTCCTTGTCCAACTCCCAGCCATCTACGTGATTTTTCTTCCACCATGCGAAAAAGGTTGTGAACGTGAGCCACTCTTCGCATACAGAACAACCTTTGTAGTGGGGATGCTTTTCCTGGTAGGAGGGGCACGTTGCCCTCTGTAGCATTCCGCACCAGATATCATAAGCCCTATGGTTGATCACCTTTCCATCGAACTCGGCGCCGGTGCAGAAAGGTGAGTCGTTTTTACCAACACCTTTAACAAGGTTGTTCCTGTGAAATTTCCTTGGCTTACTCTCAAGAATTAAATCAATTTCGGCCCTATCCATCACAACCCCCTTTGCTTGCGTATAAGCTCCAGGTCAGTCTGGCAACTGGCGCACGTCTGGCAGCCGGGTACGGCAGCGCGCCGCGGCTCGGGAATTGGTTCGTCGCATTCTTCACAACGCTCGGCTGATACGGCGTTGCGGTCGATGCGGTGAGCGGAAAGGGCAGCGTTACGCTGAAGCTCTTCAATCTCTGCTGCGGTATCGATGATGTCCATGGTCACTCCTTACTCGCGGTTTGGCCGTGATTAGCGAATTCGCCATGTCGTGCATTTCTAAATGACTCAACGGCTTGAATTGCATCTTCAATATTTTCAAATTTACCCAAGTGATATTTCTTTCTTTCAAACATGCACTGGGAGTGCCATTTCTTAGTTTTATTGCACCAACTGACACCTTTGTGACCGCTTTTGTTGGTCTTGCGCAGCCTTTGGTTATGCATGTTTTGGGTGTGAGTCGCTGGGCGTAGATTTGCGATACGATTGTCGGTACGAACGCAGTTGATATGGTCAAGGTGACCAGGAGGGAATTCGCCAAACATGTAAAGCCAGGCCAATCTGTGCGCCAAGTAATTCTTCCCGTCGAGCTTAATCCCGATGTAACCATTGCAGGTCAGGCTGTCAGCTGGCATTCCCGGCTTTATGCAATAAGCGGTGGATTTTATCCAAGTAAACGATCCAGTAAGCGGGTCATAATCTAAGCACTCCTTAAGTCTTGCCTGAGTAATCATGGTCAATGCTCCCGGAACTGTCGGTTAATTCGGTTGAAGGTGAACGCCAGCAATAAAAAAGGCCGCGATAGCGACCTGGTGATTAGTGCCTTCATGCTGCACCGCCTTCATTCTTCTCGGCTTCGACAGCCATCTGCTCAAGCCGTCGCGATAGCTCGGCGGCCAGCGTCTGGAATTCTTCTTCGGTCGCCACCGGGATCGGCACAAAGCGAATTCCGATGTGCGCAAGATGGTTGGCAATTTCGAGGCTTTTTCTCAAATCAACTGGTGAGGCTCTGTTCATGCGGCGCGATCCTCTTCCTGGAAGATAATTTCCATTTCCAGCTTCTCGGCCAGGGCATTCTCCGCGCGGGCGCCAGCGGAGTGCTCCCAACCTTCAAGCATGTAGATAGCATCAGCACAGCGAAGCATAGACAGGCAGATGTCCATGTACTCGGCCTGGGTTAATCCATCTGGTAGACGGGCGGGATTCAGAACAATATGGCCTTTCGACCAGAGATGAAAATGCGCATGGTTAAAAGCGGCACGGTTAAAATTAGGTAGGCCGCTCATCGGCCCGGCAATATAAACTTTCACGATTCCACTCCGAAGCGGCGATTAAGCCGCCCTGTGTAAACGTCGAACTCCAGGAGGCTAACTCCCAGAGCTTCAATTTTCTTGTGATGCTTGTTGATGATGGGAGGCACCGTTTCGTTCCAGTTTGGCTTTGGCTTCTTGCGCATGGCCTGCTGGATTTCCTCGGTGCAGCGGCGGCAGGCGGAACGGATGGCGTTGTCTGTTTCTGGCGTCATGCGGCCTCCGTCTTAACAACATCGATGGCGCAGCCGGGTAGCAATTCAACAGCGGAGGTGGCACACTGATTTCCCCAATGATCCCAGCCCGGCGCCGCGCTGCGGCTAAACAGCTCAATGCGCGGCACATCGCCGTAAAGCAGCTCCAGTCGGTGGCGAACTTCCCACGGCTTTTCGCTGTGTGCTCCGAGCGGGCTGTAGACCACCTGTTTAATCCCAGCATGCTTTCGTTCCAGCCCGGCGCCGCGGGTAGCAATCAGCAAGTCTTCAGTATTGGCGCGGGTGTGGTTGCCACCGTTCATGCGCGTCTCGGCGTTAAGCAGATCAAGGAAGTCGTAAAAGTCGGTGATTTCACCCTCGGCCAGCGCCTTGTTGATGCGCAATTCCGCGTTCTGATTCAGCTTCACCCAGGTAAAGCCCTTCATCGTGCGAACGGTAAATCCCCAAGCCTCGGCCAGCTCGATAGCCTCCTGGTTATGCGTGCCGGTGTACCACATCGCCAGCACCGCGTTTTCGGCAGCGAGTTCCCAGACTGGCAGGCGCTTGATGTCGATGAGCTTCATGGTGGAATAGTGATCGGCAGCAGCCCCGTTGCTGATGGTGTTGCCGTAAGACCAAGGCGGATCGACATACAGAAGTGAGTATTTCGCTCTCATGCCGCCTCCTGCCTTTCCCGATATTCCTCAGCGAGCCGCTGCGCCTTTAATGGATTGCTGACCACTTCTCCCCATGGCATTAGCCAGCCGTTACCAATGAAGGGAAGGCACAGTGAGCCAACCCTGATGTCGTCGTGAGCGTGAGTCATAGGATGGACTCCATTTCGTCGATGTAGAGACCCTTGGAAATGAGGCGGCGACGGCGTGCGGCGCGCGCTATGCACTCCTGCCGCCTGCCTTCCTGCGATTGCTCAATGGCGCGCCGGGTGAACAGGCGTGATTTGCCTTGCGGCGTTACGACCTTTGGCTTGCTGGCCAGGCTAAATGTCCGGTCGCAGATACCGTCCTCGTTGAGCCATGTTTCCGACGCGACAATTTGCGCTATTTGTCCGGCGCCGCGGGTAATGCCGTTGGCCACCCGGTTAAACTCAATGAGCGTTACGCCAAACTTCTCGGCGATTTCGCTGCCGGTGACCGGGCGGCCGCGCGTCTGAATCATCCAGATAACGCGTTCACGGAGGCCGGAAAATTGCCCGGTTCGCCCGGGCCTGCGGTAGAAGGGTGTGCGTTTCATTTCCACTGCTCCCCGAACGTGAAGCCGATTTCCGCCAGCGCCTCGTCCATCTTCTCGATGAACTCCGGCACCATTTCGTTGAATTCGGACATGTACTGCGTATCCCGCTCAACTACGACGTGGTGAATACCTTCGCGTTTCATGCGTGGGTCGTAGTTGGCAAAGAACCAGGCATCTTTTCCGGTAACCCACATGCTGTACTGCACCTGGGCCATGTACGCAGACTTGATGGCTTCGAAACCGCCAAGGCGGAATTTCATGAAGTCGCGGGAGGTGAAAGGGCATTTCAATTCGAGGCCGAACCCGTTACTGCACAGGCCGTCAGGGGAGCACGCAGTGCGCATGCTCTCGTCACGGAACAGGATCGGAGACTCCGTGACTTTCACGTCAGTGGTGAACTCGAAAAGGGTACGAGCATCTTCCTCGTACTGCTTACCCCAGGCCAGTGCCTTGGCGTTAACCTCTGGCGCGACGCCGGTGCATACCTCGGCGAGCAAAGTGTGGAAGTAGGACATCTTCATGTCTGTCCATTTCTTTCCCGATCTTGGCTTGGCGATGACGTTGTGTACTTCTGAGGCGGTGATGACGCCGAGGCGCAGCCTGTGCCACGCCTCATCGCCCTGTTGGATAGTTGTTACGTCAATACCGGCCCGGGCTAGGATAATTTCTGGTGTCATGCTGCCGCCTTTTGCCTGAGGAACCCGAGAGCCTTAACACCTTCCAGTTCTGTCAGGTCGGATGGCTGCGAGATAGGGCGTTTGAAAATGCGTGAACAGAGAGGGAGAAGATCGGCATCCCATGTCTTATCCAAGGAGACAAGCAGGTCGTTAATCTCTTTCTGCGTGGTTTCGCTAAGCGGCGTTATATCGCGCTCAGGCTGACGCTCTGCTGTAAAGTTGATACCTTCTTCGCCCTCGGTATTAACGTGGTCGATGGCGGCATCCAGGCGTTCACGGCGAGGCCAGTATTTTGCAGCCTGCTTCACTACCGTCTTGAGGATCATCTGCTCTTCATCGGTGACCCATGGACACTTCTTGCTGTTGTCGGATTTGTACTTCTTCCACGCTTCTGAGCGGTCACGGATGGAGTAGATGGCATCGATGCGCATCGTATGGGTGAGGTAATCACCATCGTCAGTTTTTACCGTTACATACGCGCCTACGATGTCCCCGCGCTGTTCTTCAGTATCGAAGTCGTTGTAGATGTGGATTGGCGGTTTATCGAGCCCCTCGCGGCGGAACTGGTCGTTTCTTCGAACAATAGCCGACTGGCACCACTTAATGGCGCCAGACTGCTGCGCGATATGCATCAGGCCCATGTAACTGATGTCTAGGCAAATAGCCCCTTTACGCGGAACCAGGTAAGCCAGCTTCTGAGCTGGGTTTAGCGAAATACCGATAGCCGCAACGTTGATGATTGCGTTCTGCGTGCTGGTCTGGTTCTGGAAAGCGACTTTCGCGAGGTAGTCGTTGTTCTGAAATAGTTGGATGGCGAACTGGCTTTCCTTCGCCCACACCATCCGGTCGTCTGTGGCCGCCTTATTGAAAAGCGGCTCCTGTTGTTTGACGAAATCAACAAGGGTTAAGCTCATAATCGCTCCTTAGAAAGGGCAGGGTGCTTGGCGCTGCCATTCTTCTTCGGCACGGGCATATGCGCAGGCCGAAATGTATTCGTTGTATGCCTCTTCGGCCTTTTCTCCGATAAGCGCAAACTGAGCTTCCTGAGGCAGGAACAAATTGCTCATCTCCAGAGGTTTCGCAGGAAACATGGCGATCAGTTCCTTCGCCCGGTCGTCGATCCACTTCTCTTTCTCATCGGTGAGCTGCTGCTCAACCCAGCGCCGATCTTCGATGCGGTCGTAAGTGAGGTATGCGTTCATGGCTGAACTCCTGAAATTTGGATGTGCAGATCCCGCCCGCGTAATGCCAGGCCGATCGGTTGAATAGGGTGGTTGATATCAGTGAACCATCGGCTCGCCGCGCTCATTCAGCAGCACAACGACGGAATCACTTTTGATGATGGTTTTTTCGAAGATGTTGAAGGCGTACAGGCCTTTCTCAACGTTCGCAGAGGCGCGATAAGTTTTGCCGTGGTGTTGCAGCATTGTGCCCGGTAAAACCTCGCTACGTGGCACTGATGCGGTGCCGTAGTGCATTCCGATCATACCTTCACCTCAACCTGTTCCAGGAGGCCAGCGATATGCATCTGCCAGCGGTTCAGCACCAGTTTTTCCCGCGGTGCCGATACCGACGTCAGCTGCCACTCGTTATCGTTGAGCTTTTTGGCGGTGTACTGCTTGCCGTTGTGGGTGACTGTCATCTCACACCACCTTGAATAAGAACCAGCCCATACCGCACACGATCATTCCCACAATGGTTATTGCGGAAGACATGCGTACATGGTCAATGGCTAGTTTTGAAAGTGGCTGGCGATGTTCTTTTTTCGTCAGCGAGTTGATTGCTATGCCGAGCAGAAACATCCCGACAAACCATAAGGCGTATATCTTTAAGCCAAACTCCAAGTCACTCATAAATCCTCTTGGCCTTATCGCGGCGAACGGAACGGTTAATACAAGACTTCAACGCATTTATTCAGTGTTTCAATGGGCGGTGGATGGCCGCCGGTTGTCATAACTAAGCCGCCTCGGTGAAGCGACTGAGGTATGAAAAAACCCGCCGTGGCGGGTTATTCTTGCTGACTAACAATTTCAATTTTCACGTTGAATCCTGGGTAGTCCCGCGCGGAGTCTAAATCCTCAAGGATTGCGCTGTGCAATTCGCCAGTCGACAAATTCGACTCTTCAAGCTCAGCAACTGTTACCCTTACAACAATCTCCATACCCTTATCCTCTGTCGTTACCCGCTGATGCGGGAGAAATGCTTTATCAGTCAACTGTAAATTCTTGAGCTACAACTCATCGCGAATCTGTGAGAGTGTGCTGATTGCGAGGTAATACCCGCGTCGATGCTCTTCTGTTTTGTACGCACGCATATCGTCTTTGATCGATGCTATTGCCTTATTTAGGACCTCAACTTGTGCTTCTTTAATCGCCTGTTTGCGCGGCTTCTGACGCTTCTTAGGAAGGTCTCTTAAACACGCCGGAATGTATGTCTGAGTCATAAAAAATCCTCTTGTGATTCAGCCCAGCCCACTCTGCTTCGAATGGACTGGAATAAATCTTTTTATTCGCTTTGCCATAATTGCCGCTCTTCCTGAGCCCGCCTATGGTCCGACGCATGGTTTACTGTCGCGCCGTTCGACTGACCGAATCTCCACTTCGCCGCTGGCTAACTTCGCTCAGCTGTCGATGTTTCGTTTCGATGAGTTGAATATACAAAACGTATTCTTATCATGCAATACGAAATGTATAATTATTGGGTGTACCTTGGGTAACAAATTGTATTTTAAAATGATTTATTTTTTGCTTTAGTGCTAGAAACCAAAAATAGAGGGGGGGGGATTCATCTTGCGCTTACGCATTTATGAGGTGGTAATTATCTGTGCATGAATGGGAAGTGAAGGGCGGCATTGCGCCACCGTCATAAGGTGGCGGCGTGGGGTGGAGTTGAATAGTGGGTTATTTAGCTTGCCGGAGAATGGCAATAGGCGGTAGATACCAGATCGTACTGTTTATTTTCAATTTTTACCTGGTTGCGCCCAAAATCCCCAGCTGCAGAGCTTGTCATTACCGGCTGCTTAGAAGGTTTGATTGTTACGGTGTTGCTTTTTTCAACGTATACGAACCTTGCTCCAATTTTGCTGATGTGTGTTTTCCCAGAAACTACACCACAGACAGCTTTACCGCTTTCTGATTCAACTACTTTGACGTCACTAAAGGTAAGTCCGCTTGCAACTAAAAAGGTGTTGTCACAAGTTGCTATAGCCAAGGGTTTCTTTGACTCATCAGCAGCTGCTACTCTCATGAATTCTGCGCACTTGTTCGTCGCTTCACGAGACTTCAGGTTATCGATAACTGCGGTTTTTGTTTGCTCAACCAAGGCCGTGTCTTGGGCATATAGAGATGTTGAGCAAAGCAGTAGCGATAACAAAATTAGGTTTTTCATAAGCATCCTTACTGTTTACGTTTAAATTAGTCTTAGCTTCGTTTCCACAGCTACGCCAATTATCCTGCAGTTCCCGTTAATAGGCACCAGCGGCCACTGAGGATTTAGGCCCTTCAGATATTTCTGCCCGCCATCAATGACTAACTTTTTGAACGTTGCTTCGTTCGAGTCAGATAGCTTGGCAATTACCAGGCTACCATTGACCGCGTCTCTCCCGGTGTCGAAAAGTACAAAGGTTCCTTCAGGAATACTCAACCCAGTAGGAGCAGTCATTGACTCACCCTCGACGAGCAACCAGAACGCGTCACCCTGGATGTGAGCATTTGACTCAAGCCAGAGATCTATATCTTTTAGGGTGTAGGGCTCAACCGCTTCGCACCATGAACCAGCCTGAACGCTGCTGATTACTGGGTACTTATTCCCAGGACTATAGGGACCAGCGTACTCAACATCACCCTTAAGTGTGTCATCAATGATCAAGCCGCCTGCTCCTACGGAAAAGTTCTTTTTGCCAAGGAACTGCAATATTTTTGCGATCTCGGAAAGGCTTGGCTCTCGTCGAGCGTTCAGCCAATGGCTTACCGCACCTTTAGTAATGCCGAGGTGTTCCGCCAGCTGTTCCTGATTGATGCCCTGACTCTTCATCAGGGTCTTAGCTAAGTCGTACCATTTCATAGTCATACCTGAATGATACAAGTTGTATATATTTGCGCGAGCCACAATTCGTATATTTTACTTGCGAACAAAGAATACAAAACGTATATTTAAGTTGTTTAAAGGAGACCCGACATGAACAACATTCGAAAAATCCGCAGAAACATAGGTTTGACTCAGCGCCAGATGGCTGAAGAGCTGAACCTCACGACAGGTGCGGTTTGCCATTACGAAAAAAATAAACGCAGCTTAAGCCTTGAGCAGTGCCGGGCGATTGTTGCAGCTCTGAATAAGCATGGCGCTTCAGTAAGCGTTGATGACGTTTTTCCACCAATTAACAGCAACGCCGCCTGACCGGCGGCCCTAATCACGAAAGGGAAAGCAATGCATTCACTTGCGTATCAACAAGGTAACAAATTTTCGCCAACGGCGATGATTTACCAGAATCGCCGGGAACCTGATTCCAAGGCGTTAAACATCGATGGGATCCGCGCAGCTGTTCGCGCCTGGGCAGCTGATTGCCGCAGCCGTGAATTTGTCGCAGCGCTGATTGTTGAAGAGTGGCGGGCAAACGGCAGCACTGGGCTGGATATCCCGACTGACTCGCATCGCCAGATGCAGAAAGTGTTTCGCTGGATCGATGGCGACACCGAGTACGCCGCCAACAACATTCGACAGCTGGCCCCGGCAATCATGGCCGTGCTGCCGCTGGAGTACCGCAACCGCCTGGCGCCGCAGAACGACACGATGTCGCTGATCGCTACTGCGATGAAAGAGTGCGCCGAAGCTAAGCAGGCCGTGCTGCTGGACGCTCCAGAGCATCAGAAGCTGAAAGAGGTAAGCGAGGGTATAGCGTCGCTGTTCCGCCTTATGCCGGAGCAGGTAGGGCCGTTGATGACGATGGTCACGTCGATGCTGGGTGTCATGTGAGAGTCACCAGAAAAGAAAAAGCCCTTGAAGCGGTAACTTCAAAGGCCTTCCAAACACTGTGTTACTTCGGGTAACGGGAGTAAGTATGGCAGGACAAACAAAGCAAGTAAACACCGACCTAAGGGCTGGTGACAGGTTCGAAACCGCATACCCATTTATCTATGTGTGCACAGATTATCAGTCATACGACGGCAACGTGCATACCGATGAGCGTTGGATTGGCGGCTGTCACAAAAATTATGAGCCCGCTGACTCCGGGTATGGTGATCAGTGCTTTTACACGGCTGATGCTGAAGGAAAGCGAATTCTTGAGGTTTTGGCTGTCGTGGAAATGCCAGGGAACTGGCAGAGAAGAATTATTTACTCCTGCCATCTCATAGAGCCTGAAGGCAAGGAGAGGAAAGGCAGGAAGGCTTACACAGTAACTGAATCCAGATTCTTAAAAATGGCTTCTGGTTATTTTGCAGATTACGAATTGGAGGATGCCTAATGGCTCGCTCAAGAAACATTAAGCCAGGCTTTTTCACTAATGATGAACTGGCAGAATGCTCTCCATTTGCTCGCCTGCTTTTCGCCGGGCTGTGGACTATCGCTGATAGAGAGGGTAGGGGTGAAGATCGCCCTAAAAAGATCAAAGTGCTAGTCCTCCCGTTCGATAGTATCGACGTAAACGAGCTGATGCAGACGCTGCATGACAAAGGCTTTATCCGCAGATATGAGGTGGATAGCGATAAGTACTTCCAGATCTGCAACTGGTCCAAGCATCAGAACCCTCACCATAAAGAAATTGCATCTGTAATTCCGGCGCCGCCTGAGCATAAAGACACGGTTTGCGATGGCTATGTGCCGCTGAGCAATACCATTCGGGACGCGATAAAGAAGCGAGACGGTGAAAAGTGCAACTACTGCGGCTCAACGCACGATCTCGAAATTGACCACATCTTGCCAGTTTCAAAAGGCGGAAACAGCAATGCTGAAAATCTTCAGGTGCTTTGCAAGCAGTGCAACATACTGAAATTTAATCACATTGTTAACCATGAAGAATGCATGAAACAACGTAAGGTCATCCTTGCTTCAAGCATGAACCAAGAACAAGTTATGGAAATCGCTTCTTGTCCCACTGATTCCCTTAACCTGATTCCTGATTCCCCTATCCCTGATCCTGATTCCTTGGTTAACACCCAAGCCGCTTACGCGTCTTGCGAAGAGGCCAATGCGGATATTCATGAGATATCGAGTCGGTACGCATTCGAGGGCCAAATCGTTCGGCTGAACCACAAGGACTACCAGGCATGGTTAAGCCTGTACCCGCTGATAGACCTGAACTACGAACTGCAGAAACTGGATATCGAGTTCACCCATGAGAAGCCAAAAAACTGGTTTATCACTGCCAGCCAGAAGTTGAGTTATCAGAACAAGCAAGCGGCAGTACGCGGCAAACCAGCCGCAAAGCCGGATCTGGACTTCAACAACACTGACTGGGCCTATGAGGTGATGCGATGAAATCTCTTGCAGAGCAGATGCATAACCACGACCGCGAGCAGATGAGCCGTATGGCCCATAACCTGCCAGAGCAATACCAGGAACGCGCACCGGTAGAGCAGGTAGCTCAGGTATTCAACAAGCTGTTCAACGAGCTGCGCGCCGCGTTCCCGGCAAGCATGGCTAACTTCCGAACCCAGGAAGACCTGAACGAATTCCGCCGTCAGTGGCTGCTGGCGTTTCAGGAGAACGGGATCCACTCAATGGCTCAGGTTGATGCCGGTATGCGCATTGCCCGCCGTCAGGAGCGCCCATTTCTGCCGTCTCCGGGACAGTTCGTCGCCTGGTGCAAGCAGAGCGGCGGGGCGCTGGGCATCACCGTTGACCAGGTGATCGCCGAGTACTGGGACTGGCGTAACCGCTCGTTCGAATTCACCTCCAGCGAGCAATTCCCCTGGTCTCAGCCGGTCATGTACCACATCTGCGTCGAACTTCGCCACCGCAGTACAGAGCGCCAGTTGACTCATGGTGAGCTGGCACGCGAGGCAGGTGATCTGCTGGACATGTGGGAGAAGCGCGTCACCGAGGGTAAGCCTGTGCCGCCGGTACGCCGGGCAATTGCAGCACCTGCCGCCCAGCATGGGCCTACGCCGATCCAGTTGCTGCAGGCCAAATACAACCGCAACAAATCGAACGGGATGGTGTGAGATGAAAGGCAAACAGGCAATTCTGCGTTATCTCGAAACGCACCGTACCTTCACTGCAAAGGATGTGGCCACAGAGTGCGGCATGACCATCAACTGCATCACGAAGAACGCTATCGATCTGGAGCGGGCCCGGAAGATTGTGCGGATGAGCAAGGTCTGGCGAACGGTGACTTATCGCCTGGCTACGCCAGAAGAACAGGCTAGCACCGCGCGCAGTTGTACAAACGGAATATTTCAGGAGTGCCGTAACAGTCCGGCTATGAGAAGGGTATTGATGGTTTGGGGGAGGGTAGGGGTATGACACGCATCCGTAACTTTGGCTGGAATCGCCTCAAGCTGGCAACCCTGTCATACGAAGAGATAAGCGCTCTCGAAGAGCAGGTGAAGCAGGAGCACGCCTGTAGCGATGGAATCCACATGTACGACAAAGCAGGTCGCGACAAACTCGATGCCCTTAGCTGGGCTGTATACAACAAGCAGAAGCAGGAGGCTGCCCAATGAGCAACATCGGCAAACGCGCATTACGTGAAGAGTTATCGAACCCGGCGATCGGTAGCAATGCCCACCTGCGAAAGTTAGCGCTGGCGCTGCTGGATGAGTTGGAAGCCGCAGAGAAGCGTAATGCGGAGCTGGAGGCGCGGGAAGTAACGCTACCTCCAACCTTCTGGTACGACCATGACGATTTACCGAGAGAAATACCAGTGCTTTCCAGGCGATTGGTAATAAAGGCGCTGCGTGAGGCTGGCGTGAAGGTCGCCGCAGCCGGTAAAGGAGAGGCATCATGAGCACTATTACAAAAGAGCAATTAATCGAAGAGGCGAAGCAGGCCGTTGAGGGCTGTCGCAGGCTACTGCGTGTGTCGCCGGACGTTGAGGCGCACAAGATAAGCCTCCGCCTTGCTGAAATCGCGCTGGCATCGCTCGAAGCTGAGGCTGTGGCGTTGATTTCTGAGCGAAACCTTAAAAACTTAGGCAAGTCATATTCCGTATACGTTAAACATGAGCCAGTAATGGTTAGGCCAATTCCACTATTCACCGCCGCGCCAGCGCCGGTATCTGTTCCTGACTTCGGAGCATTAACGAAATGCATCGTTCAGCGCCTGGTTGATTATGGTGCTGCGGATGATGACGCTATCGCCAGCGCGGAGGAGTTTGTTTACAACGCCTGCCGCGTCGCCATGCTTCAGTCGTTCTGTAATTCCGAACAACTCAACTCTCCGGTGATTGCGGATGGTTGGGTGGCTTGCAGTAAGCGGATGCCGGAATCCATGGTAAGCGTGCTCGTTACTGGAACCTGGTTTCATCATGCTGTTTCATTCTGGGATGGTGTGTCCTGGTGCGATCTGGATTTTGAGCAGCCTGTCACTCACTGGCAACCACTGCCAGCAGCACCACAGCAGGAGGTGAAGTGATGGCCAACCTGCAACTTGCTGTTAACGGTGAATACTTCGACCAGATGAAGTCAGGCGAGAAGGTTGAAGAGTATCGTCTGGTAAATCCTTACTGGTGCCGCAGACTGTCCCATGGACATAACCAACAATTACCGCGTCGTTTTGACCGCCTGATTATCACCCGCGGCTACCCAAAGCGTGATGACCAGACCAAGCGCATTGACATCCCGTATAGCGGTTACGAAGTGAAGATGATCACACATCCGCATTTTGGTCCCGAACCGGTGAAAGTATTCGCCATCAGAGTGAATATTTGTTCGTGAACGCACCTAAACTCATCCTCGCATACAGCAGCCAATGAGGGTGATATTAAAGCAAAATATTTGGTCACAATAACAACAGACGATAAGCAATATGAGTTCGAAACAGTGATAGAGCGAGGGGATAGGATTAGCGATGAGGAGCTAATTGCAGCACTATCTCCCGAAGCAGATCGTTATCTTGAATCCCTTGGTAATGAAGGTGCGTATGGAAAGCGCAGGCAGTTTAGAAGTCTTAATTATAATTTTTTAGAGATAGTTGATTAGTACCATATAATCCCCTCAAATCATCGAGGGGATTTTTATGTCGGACTGGAACATTGCAGCAAAGCCGCAGGAAGATCGCCATAAGGTTAACGTTGACCTTGCTGCATCTGGCGTGGCATACAAAGAGCGCCTGAACATGCCGGTTGTCGCTGAAGTGGTGATGCGCGAGCAACCAGAGAACCTGCGTGATTACTTCCTTGAGCGCCTTAAGTTTTACCGTGAGAAGTCGATAACTTTCCCGAAAGGTAGCGATCCGGTTTACCTGAAACAGGAGGATAATAAGTGAGCTTTGAATACATAGCATTTCCAGAGGGTGAAGAACCTCACAAAGATACTATTGATGATCTTTTGCCTGGAGCCCCATTTAAGATAAATGGCAATTGGGAGCTTAGAAGGTTTGGTGTATTTGAGATATCTAAGCCAGGTGAAATCGTTGAGTATCTTTATGCACATAGCGGAAAAGACAAACCAGGCGATTCGGTAATTAAAAAAGCAATTCTTTCACTCAATCCTGAACCTTATAAGCGATAAAAAACACCCTTTGATTTTCCATAATCAACCAGCCATAATCATGTCATCGGAGCCTGAACAACTCCGGTGACTTCTGCGCATTTAAGGGGACTTAAATGCGACCACAATCTGAACTCCTCAACTTGTCACAGATGCAGAAATGCACCTGCGATTTCATGCATTCTGCGTTACCTCTCGGAGGTGGCGCATGAAACAGCACTACTGCATCGTTAACGACACCGTTAAAGACAATCTCATCGCGTACATTCGCACACTGCCAGTAAACCCTCGCGCGCCGATGGTGGTCGAGGCCCGGGAAGAGACCCGAACCGACAAGCAAAACCGCCTGATGTGGCCGCTGCTGAAAGACCTGTCTGACCAGGTAGTCTGGCACGGCGAAAAGCTTACCCGCGAAGAGTGGAAGGACCTCATCACTGTTCTGGTGAATCAGACCCAGGACCAGGAACAGAAATCCGCGCCGGGCATCAACGGTGGGCGCGTTTATTTCGGCGTCCGCACATCCAAATCCAGCAAGCGCTACATGGTCGATGTCATCGAGGCGATTTACTGGTTTGGTACCGACCGCGGCGTGAAGTTCTCCGAGGCATCCAGTAAGCGCATTGCCTGGGCGCAAGAGTGGAGGGCTTCCCGTGGGTAATCCTCTCGCACGCGTCATCACCAACGAAATCTTCCGCGTTCCGGCGCGCCGCCAGCGTAAGCCCGTGGTTAAGCCGTCCGACATCCCGACCCTGAAGGGCTACACCGCCCGCCTGGTGGATCAGAAATGGCTGCGTCTCGCGGCGAGGAGAAAATTTTCATGAGCATGTATCAACGCATTAATGGCGCTGACTGGCGCAATATTTTCGTCGTCGGCGATCTGCATGGGTGCTACACGCTGCTGATGAATGAGCTCGAAAAAGTTTCGTTCGACCCTGCGTGTGATTTGCTGATTTCGGTTGGCGACCTTGTTGACCGCGGCGCGGAAAACGTCGAATGCCTGGATCTGATTACTATGCCGTGGTTCCGCGCTGTTCGTGGCAACCATGAGCAGATGATGCTGGATGGCCTTTCGGAGTTTGGAAACATCAGTCACTGGCTGGTAAATGGTGGCGGCTGGTTCTTCAATCTCGACTATGACAAAGAGATGCTGGCCAAGGCTCTGGTCCACAAAGCGGCTGAGCTGCCACTCGTCATCGAGCTGGTTACCTCCGATCGGAAAATCGTCATATGCCACGCTGACTACCCGCACAATGAATACGCATTCGATAAGCCAGTACCAGAAGAAATGGTGATCTGGAACCGTGAGCGAGTAAGCGAAGCGCAGGACGGAATCGTCACTGAAATTACTGGTGCTGATCTGTTTATCTTCGGCCACACCCCAGCACGCCAGCCCCTGAAGTATGCGAACCAGATGTATATCGATACCGGTGCCGTGTTCTGCGGAAACCTCACGCTGGTACAGGTTCAAGGTGGTGCCCATGCGTAAACCATCCCGCCGTAAGTGCAAAGTGTGCGGTGAATACTTCGTGCCGAAATATCACGACATCCGGATCCGCTGGTGCAGCCCGGAGCACGGCGCAATCCTCGCGATGGAAGAGCGCGAAAAAGAGAAGGTGAAAGCCGCGGCTAAGCGCATCAAGGAGCAGAAGGAGGCAGAGAAGGCAGGGCGCAAACGCCGCAAGGAGCGGCTGGCAGAGCTACGACCTGCAGGTTACTACAAGGCGCAGGCTCAGCAGGCATTCAACGCCTACATCCGCGCGCGTGATGCTGATTTGCCATGCATCAGCTGCGGCGAGACCAACCCGCCTGATGTTCATGGCGGCCAGTGGGACTGCGGCCACTTCAAAACGGTCGGCGCTAACCCTGAACTGCGTTTTGAAGAGCGCAACGCCCATAAGCAATGCAAATCGTGTAATGCCGGAGCTGGCAAATACACCGCCAAAGAGGCGACGGTCGCGCAGCAATACGAAGCTGGCCTGGTCGCTCGTTATGGCCAGGAATACGTCGACTGGCTCAACGGCCCCCACGAAATGACCAACTACCGCCGGGAAGACTTCATCCGGATCCGGGATGAGTACCGCGCCAAGCTCAAAGCACTGAAACAGCAGGAGGCAGCATGAACTATACCGACTTCCTCCGTTACCAGGCAGAAAGCGTTAAGCGAGCCAGCATGCCGCCAGTAGCAAAGCACAGCCAGACCAAAACCAATCAGCGCGACGTTTCAGTGGGTCTCAAAATGAGGGGAGAATTGATGAAAAAGCAAAGATTGAATATTTCATATCTTAACGAGTGTTTTACTTACTCTCCTGAAACTGGCGTTTTAACTTGGAAGGCGCGGCCTCTTGACCATTTCTATGACGAAGCCACTTGCGCGGCATGGAACAAAAAATATGCCTTTAAGCAGGCCGGGTATGAGCATCGCGGATATTTGAGCCTGTCCCTGAATGGTAGAAATATGTTTCTCCATAGGATCGTCATGGCCTTAATAAAGGGCCAGTGGCCTGTAGCCATGGTGGACCACATCAATGGCAATAAATCAGATAACAGGGAGTCCAATCTTCGCATTGTTGATAACGCAGAGAATGGTAAAAACAAGTCCCTGCTTCTAACAAACAAATCAGGCTACCACGGTGTAAGGCTTTGCAAGAATTCATTGCGATGGCACGCGTACATATATGTGAAAAGAAAACAAATCTTCCTTGGATCTTTCAAATATAAAGACGAGGCTGTAGTGGCAAGGAAACAAGCTGAGAAAGAACTGGGATTTCACAGCAATCATGGGCGAGCCAATATCTATGGTGGTGCCGCATGAACAGTCAGCAACTGGAATACGTACGTCAGCAGCTCATTGTGGCGACCGCAGATCTGAGCGGGGCGACGAAAGGGCAGCTGGTAGCTTTCGCAGAAAACGCGCAATTCACCGCAACGGCACGCAGCCGGGGACGGAAAAAGGTATTCGACAAGGATAAGCAGCGCATGGTCAACCCGGACGGGCCGCCAATGAGCGGAAGCCAGTCGCGCGCGAAGGGATCATCAATCGCGCTGGTGGGTCCGGTTGAGTTCGTGACCGCATCATGGCGCCGCGCTGTCCTGTCTTTGGAAGACCATCAGAAAGCATGGCTGCTATGGAACTACAGCGAGAATACCCGCTTCGAATACCAGGTGGCGATCACTCAGTGGGCGTGGGCAGAGTTCCGCGAACAGCTCGGCGCGAAGAAGGTTGCCGGCAAGACGATGGAGCGTCTGAAGAAGCTTATCTGGCTAGCGGCACAGGACGTTAAGGCTGAGCTGGCTGGCTGTGAGGCGTACGAATACCAGGCGCTTGCAGAACTGGCGGGCGTAGCGAAATCGACCTGGACGGAAACGTATCTGCCTCACTGGCTGGGAATGCGTAACAGCTTTAAGCGACTCGATAGCGGTGCCCTTATCTCAGTAACGCGATCACGTTCACAACAAAAGGCGACAAATTTAGATGTAAGTCTTGCAAAACCGAACTGAAACGCATATATTTCATGTAAATCTGATATCGTCGCCATAGCTTTGATTGTCGACACAAAGAATTCAAGCCCGAGGTTAACGCCTTGGGCTTTTTCGTATCTGGAACTCTGGCGTAGATGGTTCGCGCGGATGCCTGAAGAGCATTAGGAGATGGTTCGATTCCATCGGGTTCCACCAAATTAGCCGGTCTAGTTCAGTGGCAGAACGGCAGCCTTGTAAGCTGCGCGTCAGAGGTTCGATTCCTTTGCCCGGCACCAGAACCCACTACCTGGGACCCTTCGGCCAGAGAGCCGACATTGCCTTACCCTCATCTTCCCGGCCTGTCGCTGGGTTTTTTATTCAGGCCGCAGACAATCAATTCCAGATGCCCCGTAGCTATCGTGTCTGACGGCCTTTCCCACTACACGAACAGCACCCGCTAACTACGCGAGGTGAGAGCATGTATCGCATGGAAAAAATAACCACTGGTGCTGCCTATGGCGCTTCAGCCGGGAGCATCCTAAACGGCATGCTTAATGCCTACAGCCCCGAGCAGTGGAACGCTATCGGCGTGCTGGTGGGTATCATCATTGCCGTACTGACGTATCTGACGAATCTCTATTTCAAGATCCGCGAAGACAACCGCCGCAGCAGGAGCCGAGATGAACCCGACACTCAGGAATAAGCTGGTGAGTGCCATTGTTGGTGGATCCGGAGCAATCACCATTGCTGCAGTGATGCTTGGCAATGCGGATGGGTTGGAAGGGCGGCGCTATTACGCCTATCAGGATGTGGTCGGCGCCTGGACCGTTTGCGATGGGCACACCGGTACCGACATTCGCCGCGGTCACCGCTACACCGACAAAGAGTGTGACAACCTGCTTAAGGCAGATCTGCGAAAGGTGGCAAACGCCATCGACCCGCTGATCAAGGTTCGCATCCCTGAGCCTACCCGCGCAGCGCTTTACTCCTTCACCTACAACGTGGGCTCTGGTGCCTTCGCCAGTTCCACGCTGCTGAAGAAGTTGAACTCCGGTGATGTGCCGGGGGCATGTAAAGAACTGCAGCGCTGGACATATGCCGGTGGCAAGCAGTGGAAGGGGCTGATCACCCGACGCGAGATTGAACGTGAAGTCTGCGAGTGGGGCCAGAAATGAGCCGATTAACCGCAATCATCTGTGCTGTCGTTATCTGCCTGCTGGTTTCCATGGCCTGGGCCATTAACCATTACCGCGAAAACGCCATCACCTACAAAGACCAGCGCGATAAGGCGACGGTCCGGGCGGACACATCAGAGGCGATTACCAGCAACGTGATCACCACGATGAACCTCATCCGTGACATCTCACAGGCTACCCAGAATGCAAAGAACGAACTGGCCAAAAAAGGCGAGACACGCATTGTCTACATCAGGCAGGCGCTTGAAGGCGATCCGTGCGCTAACCAGCCTGTTCCTTCTTCCGCTGCTGACAGCCTGCGGGAATACGCAGACAGTTTACGTTCCAGCTCCGGTGGTGCCGATAAGCGCTGACCTGACTGCAGACACGCCGATCCCCGGAATGGTGGTTCCGTTCACGTGGCAGGCAAGTCTGGAGTTAAACGCTCAGCTCTATACTGCGTTGGGGCAGTGTAATCTGGATAAGGCTGCGATCAGGAAAATCGAAGAAGCGAGAAAAAAATAAATTGAATTCGAGAAATGAAAGTAGTAAAAGTCAGTCATGCTGTGAGCAGACCAGCTGAAGAGAAATCACCAAGTATCAAAAAAAAAATTCTGAGCCTCGGCAATCGCCGGGGCTTTTTTGTATCCGCATTTCACCGCGCACCGCAGCGCATTCAACCCACGTCGAACCATACCCTTTGAAATGAGCCTTTGAGGAAGTCAGTTAGTGCTGGCGAGCCTCGACGGGCTGATTTCCTATGCGGCAAAGGTTCATCTCAAAGAAAGGTACACGCTATGAATAATCCGTCAGTTATTCCTGCCTTCGACTTCCGAGAAATGGTGCAAGCCAAAAACGGAGAGGTCGTTACCACATCCAGAAAAGTTGCCACGTACTTCGGAAAGCGACACGGTGATGTGCTCAGGAAAATCGAGCAGGTTAAGGCCGATTGCTCAAGTGAGTTTAGCCAACGCAATTTTGCGTCGGCTGATTATATCGATGAGCAGGGTAAGGTTCGCCCGATGTATAGCCTGACGAAAGATGGCTGGATCATGGTTGTGATGGGATTCACCGGGAAAGCTGCTGCGGCTATCAAAGAAAGCTACATTTCAGCTTTCAACTGGATGTCTGAGCAACTTAGTCGCCGTCTTGCCATGGGCGAAGAAATGCAGCACCGATACGCCATAAAAGAAACGCGGTCAAAGTTGAAGGGAACGATCGGCAGTCGGTTGATGAACGAACGGAAGAAGGAAAAACGCGTGCTGAGGCTCGAACATGAGCACATCATGCAGGTAACGCAGCCTGAGTTGTTGATTAACTAAGCAGGCCATTACAAAGCCTATCTGCGGGTGGGCTTGATAATGCCGTAGCGTTTCAAAAGCGCAAGGCTGATTGCCAGACATAGTGTGCGAATTATCTGGTTAATGGATGGCGCGTAAGCAATGGCTAAAGAAATAACTAATTCTGAGAACATGTAACCTCCTATAGAAAAGTGAGGGAGGCGAGGTCCTCTCTCTATAAGTGGTCTCTAATTACTTTGCCGCGGGTCCCTTCCATCAGGAGTGGTCTTTAATGCAGAAATAACTTTGTCTCACGCGTGAGACATCGCTATGTCTAATGGTGGTCTTCAATTATGCCTTACAGCAGTTACCACACTGATATCCCCACAGGCGGATAAAGAGGCTCTCAATGTCCGACATCTACTTCATCAAACTGACTACGAACGACGGCGGCGAGTACACGGGCAAGATGTCACGACGGCAGCCTGAGCTGGTTAACGGCTTTGTGCCGCTGGCGACGGAAACGGGCCAGTGGCTTTATTTCGCTCCTGCCGATGTAAAGCGCGTGGAGTTCACGCCAGTACCGGCAGAGCAGACCGAACAGCCAGCAGAACAAACGACGGAGTAACCCATGGCTAACGATGACGAGCGCAGGCCTTATCCGCCAGTTAACTTCATCGCCTCCGAGAACTGGCAGCCATACACCAGACTGATCCCTGCTAACGAAGTGCATGAGTGGATAAACCGCCAAATCCTCAGCGATACCGGAAGCATCCATAACCCTGACCACGAGCACTTGGTTGAGGCCGATCTCTGCTTCATGTGGGCGTCCGATTCGTTCGCTAAGAAAGGGCGTTACGTACTCGGTCAGGCCGAACAGGTAATGCTCCGAGCCGGTGGTTGGCAGAAAGCCAGAATGGAACAGCAAATGTATGAATGGTTCGGTCGAATCCCGAAGTTCATCATCACCCTGGCGGCTGATTACCGCTCACAATGCAGTGACCTCGAATTCTGCGCACTGGTAGAGCATGAGCTTTACCACATCGCCCAGGCCACGGATGATTTCGGCGCGCCGAAGTTCAACAAAGAGACCGGGCAGCCAGTGCTTACACTGCGCGGCCACGATGTCGAAGAATTCACGGGTGTCGTACGTCGATACGGTGCAAGCAAAGAAGTGCAGGAGCTCGTTGATGCGGCCAATGCGCCAGCAGAAGTAGCTCACATCGATATAGCCAGGTCATGCGGGACGTGCATGTTGAAGCTGGCATAGACTTTATTAGGATTGTCATGGAGGTAACCGATGGCAGCATTATCGACAGAGGTTAAAGCCTTCATCGTTCAATCGCTAGCCTGCTACGAGCCGCCAGTAAAAGTCATTGAGCTTGTAAAGGCTGAATACGGCATCGATGTCTCGCGGCAGCAGGTGTCGCAATATACGCCCGGCAACGCAATGGCGGCCAAGTTGAGCCAGAAGTGGATCGACCTCTTCAACGCTACCCGTAAACGATTCCAGAATGATATCGCCGACATCCCGATCGCAAATAAAGCGTACCGGTTGCGCGTTCTCGACCGTATGGCGACCAACGCTGAAAAGATAAAGAACTACGGCATGACCTCTCAGCTTATCGAGCAGGCCGCAAAAGAAATGGGCGATGCCTACACCAATCGCCAGAAAGTCGAGCATACAAGCCCTGATGGCAGCATGACTCCGCAGCCGACAATCATCCAGCTACTACCCGTTGAGCCGAAAGCATGAGTGAAGCCGTTCAACTGCCGATCCCCGCGAAGCTTGCGCCACTGTTCACCGCCGTGAATAAGCGTTACCGGTGCTCGCACGGTGGACGTGGCAGCGCCAAGACGCGCACATTCGCACTGATGACTGCAGTAAAGGCGTATCAGTCGATGATGAACGGTGAAAGCGGCGTAGTGCTCTGTGCTCGTGAGTTCATGAACTCGCTGGAAGAGTCGAGCATGCAGGAGGTGAAACAGGCGATCCTGTCTGTCCCCTGGCTGGCTTCCAACTTTGATATCGGCGAGAAGTACATCCGCACCATCGACAAGAGCGTTAACTACGTGTTCTGCGGTCTCCGGCATAACCTCGACAGCATCAAGTCCAAAGCACGCATCCTGCTCTGCTGGGTGGATGAGGCTGAATCAGTCAGCGAAATAGCATGGCAGAAACTTAGCCCTACAGTACGTGAAGAAGGCTCAGAGATTTGGGTGACATGGAACCCTGAGCGCGACGGTAGCGCCACGGATAAGCGTTTCCGTAAAGAAGCTGGCGACGACTGCATCACCGTTGAAATGAACTACACGGATAACCCGTGGTTCCCTGACGTGCTGGAAGGTGAGCGACAGAACGATCAGCGACGCCTCGACCCGGCAACATACGCGTGGGTTTGGGAAGGTGCTTACCTCGAAAACTCCGATAAGCAGGTTCTGGCCGGGAAATACCGGATTGCCGAGTTCTCGGACCAACTATGGAAAGAGGCCGAGCGTCTGTTCTTCGGAGCTGACTTCGGGTTCGCCAAAGACCCTAACACGTTGGTGCGCTCGTTCATCCTGCACAACCGGTTGTACATCGAATACGAGGCATACGGTCAGCAGACAGAGCTCGACCACATGCCAGATCTGTATGACACAATCCCCGGATCGCGTGACTGGCCCATTAAGGCCGACTCGGCACGACCTGAGACAATAAGCTATCTCAAGCGACAGGGCTTCAACATTTCTGCTGCCGATAAATGGCAGGGTAGCGTTGAGGATGGGATAGCGCATCTTCGTGGATTCGACGAAATCATTATCCATCCGCGCTGCAAGAACGTGGCGCGCGAGGCCCGCATGTGGTCGTACAAAACGGACCGAATCACTGGAGAGGTGTTGCCTAAGCTCGCCGATGGTTACGAACACTGCTGGGACGGGATTCGCTACAGCCTCGACGGACACATTAAGCGCAAGGGCCAGATGGCCGGAATGATGATTCCTAAGCGCCTGCAAGGGCGTTAAACTGAGTAATAAGTGGCTAGGGTAGCTCCCGAAAAGCGGCGTCGTCACCGCCTGCCACCTATTCATTGACGAACAACTTAGACGAGGTTGTTATGATCGACAATTACTACCACGGAATGACCTGGGTTCCGGTAGCAAAGCGTATGCCTGAGCCACTTTTTCCAGAAAAATATCTGACCTTATTGCTGTGCTTGAACAATAGGACCTTCGTTTGCGGAGGGTTTGATGAAGGTAAGTTTTGGCTCGATGGTCAAGAAATTGATAATGTTACACACTGGCAGTATGTTCCCCTGACTCCGGATCGCGGTGGATTGGTAGAGCAGTAAATAGCATTAGCACAGGTCGCCATGGCGGCCTTTTTTGTTTCTGCACAACAGGAAAGAGCATTGAACAAGGCGAAATCCGGTAGACGCGACTAATGCCATCCGGGCGTCCAGTGCTCTGTCCGTTGTGGTGTAACTCAATTCCCGCTTGCGGGTTGAATGGGTAGAGTAACGCATCAACGCGGACATGCCATCGCTGTTCGTGCTCGGTAAGGCATGATGTTGACGCTTGACGAGAGTGCTTGTTCGAGTCCAGCAACCGCAACCTATTACGGACCCAGCCAAAGCGCTGGGTTTTTTTATTGCCTAATTCCCACCAACGGACAATCCATGACTGACAAATTAACTCTCGCCGTCAACCATGCGTTGAACGATGCGCGGATGGCGCGCGCCCGAATGGGGCTGATGGCTCCAACTATGGGGCTGGACAATAAGCGCCACTCCGCATGGTGCGAATATGGATTCCCTGAGCAGGTAACCTACGAAAACCTTTATGCCCTTTACCGGCGCGGTGGTATCGCTCACGGTGCAGTTGAGAAGCTGGTTGGCAAGTGCTGGCAGACTAACCCGGAAATCATCGAGGGTGATCAGGCAGACAAAAAGCGCAAAGAAACGGCCTGGGAGAAAAATTCCAAGCAGGTATTCAACAACCGGTTCTGGCGCTCATTTGCCGAGGCGGATCGCCGTCGCCTTGTCGGTCGTTATGCAGGCATCCTTCTTCACGTCCGCGATGAAAAAGACTGGAGCCTTCCGGTAACTAAAGGGCGAGGTCTTCAGAAAATATCAGTGGCGTGGGCCGGGTCGCTCACGGTGAGCGAGTGGGACACTGGCCTGAACTCGAAGACTTACGGACAGCCGAAGATGTGGCAGTACGCCGAACGGTTGCCGAATGGTTCAAGTCGCCGTGTCAACATCCACCCCGATCGCGTTTTCATCCTTGGCGATTACTCAGACGATGCTATTGGCTTCCTTGAGCCAGCTTATAACGCTTTTATAAGCCTGGAGAAGGTAGAGGGCGGGTCTGGTGAGTCATTCTTGAAGAACGCCGCGCGCCAGTTAGCACTTAGTTTCGATAAAGAAATCGACTTTGCCAGTCTGGCATCAATGTACAACGTCAGTGTTGACGAGTTGCAGGACAGATTCAACGACGCTGCACGCGAGATGAATCGCGGCAATGATGTGCTGCTTTCTCTCCAGGGTGCCAGCGTAACCTCCTTGGTTTCTCCGGTTTCTGACCCGTCACCAACGTACGATGTAAACCTGCAGACCGCCGCCGCAGGGGTTGATATTCCGACGCGCATTCTGGTTGGTAATCAGCAGGCTGAGCGCAGCAGCACCGAAGACCAGAAATACTTTAATGCTCGCTGCCAGTCGCGCCGCGTGGACCTGTCTTTTGAAATAGAGGACTTCTGCGACAAGCTTATCGACCTGCAGATTGTCGACTCAGTAAGCCAGAAGGCTGTTATCTGGGATGACCTGAACGAACAGACCGGTACTGAGAAGCTCACCAACGCTAAGACCATGGGCGAGATTAACCAGACCATGCTTGGCGGCGGTGAAGAACCAGCCTTCAGTCGTGAAGAGATTCGTACAGCTGCAGGTTATGACAATGACGACGAAGATCCGTTAGGAGAAGAGGATGGCAACGAAGAAGACGAAGCCACCAATTCTACCGCGTAACTATCAGGATCCGACCGGAGCCGATGCGCTGGAACGCCGGGCAATGAAAGACTTCGCCAGGCGGATGAATAAGATTGGCAAGGCGTACAAATCAGCACTCGACAAAATACCTTCCTCCCTCGCAGTAAACGCACGATACGAATACCAGCTAAACCCAACGCTACTCTCCATCATCCTGAACGATGCCAGTTACCTGGTTGATCAGGTGCTGCTTGAAGGTGGCGATTACGACCTGTGGTTTTACGAGTACATAGATCTGGCTTCGGAGAAAGGGACCGGGCAGTCGTTCTACAACCTCAGCCAGCAATCCCCGGTGTACGCAGCTGGGCGTGAGTCTCTGGCGTCCATCCTCGCAAGCGACCCATACCAGCAACGCATGGCGCTGGTGCACGCTCGTGTATTTGAGGAAATGAAGGGGCTGACGGCTGACGTTAAGCGCGACATGGCGCGTGTGCTTACTGATGGTGTGGGGCGCGGGCTCAATCCGCTGGACATTGCCCGCAACCTGACAGACCAGACCGGCATCGAGAAGCGCCGGGCAAACCGTATAGCACGCACTGAAGTGACTACCGCGCTGCGCCGGGCAAAGTGGGATGAAGACCAGGAGGCGAATGACCTCTTCGGCCTGAAAACGCTGCTGGTCCATATCTCGGCGCTGTCACCTACAACGCGACATACGCATGCAGTGCGCCATGCCCACCTCTACACCAACGAAGAGGTGCGTGACTGGTACAGCAAAGATGGCAACTCCATCAACTGCAAATGCAGCCAGCAGTCGGTACTGGTGGATGCGGACGGTAAGCCGGAATACCCGGACACCATCACGAAACTCAAACAGGAATATAAATCGATGCAGGCGCGCGGTTACGCCTGGGCGGAGAAATAGCTATGCCTATGCAGGTCAACATCACCACGAAGGTGAACAGCCAGTCCATCCGGCGCGAAACATACAACGGGCGTGAGCACCTGGTGCTGCCGAGTTACACACTTCCGGCGAACGTCGTCATGAATGGCGGCTTGTACACGCAAGAGCAAATCGACGCCCACTATAAGGGGCTGGAGGGTACCCTGGCACCGCTTGGGCATCCTCAGGTTAACGGTCAGTTCGTGTCTGCTTTCTCCCCAGAGGGGATTAACGCAGGCCATATCGGCGCGTGGAACCGCAACGTTAAGAAGTCCGGTAATCGCATCTACCTCGAAAAGTGGGTTGATGTGGCTCGCGCCAGCGAGTCTGAAGGTGGCAGGGAGTTACTTGAACGCGTCGCTGCCATTGAGCGCGGTGAAGACGTTCCGCCGATTCATACCAGTGTTGCCGCATTCCTCGACCAGCTTGAACCCAACGATCAGCAGCGCGCCACAGGTGCTTATTGGGTGGCAGATATCCACGGCATGGACCACGACGCGATCCTGCTGCACGAAGTAGGGGCCGCCACCCCGGAGCAGGGAGTTGGCTTAATGGTTAACGCTGATCTGGCGCAGCCGCTTAAGGCCAACTCTGGCGCGCTGGTGGGCGAATCCTACCGGGAGCGCGAGCAGCGTCTCGATCGGGCGGCCAAAGCTAAGTTTGCGCCGGGCACGGATGAATATGCCTGGGTTGCTGACTTCACTGACTCGCAGGTGGTCATCGTGCGAAATGGCGGTGATACACAGGTTTACGGTTATTCCGCTGATGGCGGGAAGATCACCATCGACGATACCGGCACTTTAGTAGCGCGTCAGGAATCGTGGGTAGCCGTCGTAGCCAACAAATTGAAAGCTCTATTCACACCGCAGGAACAGCCTGCACCAAACCACAAAACGGAGGGCGACATGCCTTTAACCAAAGAAGAACTGGAACAAATCGGCAGCATGATCGGCCAGGCTGTTGCGACCAATACAGAAGCTGCTATTAAGCCTCTCGCGGAAAAGGTTGATGCGCTGCAGGCCAATCAGAAGCAACTCGCGGAAACTCTGACCGCCAACTCTCGCGCCGAAGAGAAAACAAAGCGCGAAGCGGTTGCGAAGGTCCATGGCGATATCGTGGCTAACGCACTGTCAGGCGAACCTCTCGACGCGATGTTCAAGTCGCTGGGCGAAGCCGCTCCGCTGGGCACCAACAATGCACAGCAGCACAAAGAAACCGGCGCGCCTTCTGCTGCCGAATACTTCAAATAAGGAGCCGGAATAATGCCTCGTTATCGTCGCGTTAATATTGACGGTCAGTCTCTGTACAAGACCGAAACCCGCACCACGGCAGCCGCACTGTTTCCGGGCACCGCCGCAACTATCAACTCATCCGATAAGTTCGCTCAGGCCACCGCGCTAACCGGCCGCCTGTACATCATCGATGTCGGTTATCACCAGGGCCTGACCATCACTGAATCAATCCCTGCCGGTGATTCAGCTGTAGGAAACTACGTCGAAGAAGGTCGTGAGCTTGCGCTGCGTTGCCTGCCTGGTGCGTATAAAAAAGACAGCCCGATCAAGCTGAGCACTGCTGGTCAGTTCACCCTTGCCACCTCCGACACTGATTCGGTGATCGGCTACAGCCAGGATGAATACACCATCGCAGCAAGTACCACCGACTTCATTCGCGTGCGTATGCGCGTTGGCACCGTAGCCGCCGCTAGCGCTTAACAAAAGGAACAACGCACATGTATTTTTCTAAAGACACACTGGCGGTAAATTCCCGCCTCGGCGGCCACTGGAACGAACTGTGGGCAAACCGCGACATGTGGAATCTGCAGAACGACTCCGTCATTGCGGCTAATCGCGCAATCATGACACCTGGCATGCTGGCCTGTAACGCCGTTGGCGGTTTCTCCCGCGATTTCTGGGCTGAGATCGACAACCAGGTGCTGCAGCTGCGCGATCAGGAAGTCGGTATGGAAATCGTGAACGACCTGATCGGCGTTCAGACGGTGCTTCCGGTCGGTAAGACCGCCAAGCTGTATAACGTTGTGGACGACATCGCTGACGACGTGTCAGTAAGCATCGATGGTCAGGCACCATTCTCCTTCGATCACACTGACTATGCGGGCGATGGTGACCCGATTCCGGTGTTCACTGCTGGTTACGGTGTTAACTGGCGTCATGCTGCTGGCCTGAACTCTGTTGGTATTGACCTGGTGCTGGACTCGCAGATGGCGAAGATGCGCAAGTTCAACCAGAAGCGTGTAAACTACTACCTGAACGGTGATTCAAAAATTCAGGTTCAGTCCTACCCGGCGCAGGGCATCAAGAACCACCGTCACACCAAGAAGATTAACCTCGGGTCCGGTGCTGGTGGCGCGAACATCGACCTGACCACCGCTGACATGACCGCGATCTTTGCGTTCTTCGGTAAAGGCGCATTCGGCACAACCGCACGCACTAACAAAGTCGCCGCATACGATGTGATGTGGGTTTCTCCGGAAATCTGGGCAAACCTGGCGCAGCCTTACGTGGTTAACGGCGTTGTAAGCGGAACTGTACTGCAGGCGGTGCTGCCGTTCGCGCCGGTGAAGGAAATCCGCATGAGCTTCGCGCTGACCGGTAACGAGTTTATCGCGTACGTTCGTCGCCGTGACGTGATCTCTCCACTTGTGGGTATGGCTGTAGGCGTAGTTCCGCTGCCGCGTCCACTGCCTAACGTTAACTACAACTTCCAGATTATGTCTGCTGAAGGTCTGCAAATCACCGCAGACGATCAGGGCCTGTCTGGTGTTGTCTACGGCGCTAACCTGGCGTAAGGAAACAGCATGGCTAAATACGAAGTTGTGCGCGCGTGGTTCGGCGTGAAGGTAGGGCAGGTGGTGGAGTTGAAAGAACTGCACCCGGCGCTGAAGTCTAACGTCCGTCTCATGAATGGTGAGGCAGGCGGAGAACTCACCCCGTCGACGCCTGATGCCGGTACCGGTGAGAAATCCCGCAAAGAGGTTATCCAGTCTCGTCTGACTGAGTTGGGCATCGAGTTCAAAGGCACATTGGGCGCTGAAAAGCTCAGTGAGCTGTTGCCGGATGGCGAACTCGAAAAGCTGTTCCCTGCTGAATAACAGCCGCCTCTAAGGCGGTTTTTTATGCCCCGCTCCGGCGGGGTATTTCACGGAGTCGATAATGGTAACTCTCGAACAGGCAAAGGAGTATCTGGAGAGCCAGGGAATTACCATTCCCGATTTTGTTCTTCAGGCTCTCGTCGACCAGGCAAACAGTATTCAGGAGTGTCTCGATGCGCATTATCCGGCATCGACCGCGCTGCTAATTCAGCTCTATCTACTTGCGCTCATGGGACTCGGGCAGGGGGATAAGTACATTTCAAGCCAGACAGCTCCCAGTGGCGCGTCTCGCTCGTTCCGGTATCAGTCGTTCACAGACCGCTGGAAAGCTTCAGTGAATCTGTTGCGTGGGCTGGATAAGTACGGCTGTGCCACCTCGCTAATTCCTGCCGACCCTACAGCCGCCCCGGCATTCGCTGGTATCTGGATCGGGAAGGGCGGCTGCATGTGCGGGGGCAAGTGATGACGTACAAATCCGTTAAGCAAGGCCTGCCGCGCTCGTTCACCCGCGTCTGGGTGATGACCGACACCGGGCGGGAGACTACCGGCTACGTTAAGTCGGACGGCGAGTGGCATATCAACTGTGAGCGCATCCGGGCGACCGGCGCGAAGGTGCTGCGCTGGAAGGAGGGCTGATGTCGTCTACTGCTTCATGGTCATACAACAAGCCATGCACGATATGGCGTAAGGGTGCTGGAGGTAATGACGAGTGGGGCGATCCTGTCGACCCATACGAACCGCCTGAAACCATCATGTGCGACTACATCGGCGGCCTGTCTGCAAAGCTCGGCTCCATCGGTAAAGAGGTTGTAGTAAAAAACACCTTCTTCACGGCTTACGCTCTGGCCGATGATGGCGATTACATCCTGATTGGTGTAAGCACTGAACCAGACCCGGTAGTGGCAGGTGCCGATGAGGTTCGTCACGTGACGCGTTGGAACGACACACTCGACGGCCTGGAAGATGACTGGGCGATTATTACTGGAGTGTAGCCATGGGCATCAAAGTGAAGGGTATCAGCCAGGCCAAGAAACACCTAAACGATGTAATCAACGACGTGAAGGGTCGCAAGGTGATCCGCGCGCTGCAGTCGGCGATGATTCTTATCGGTGCCCGGGCGGCATATTACACCCCGATCGACACCTCAACGCTGATTAACAGCCAGTTTCGGGAAATCGATGCTGGCGGCGTGCTCATCACCGGGAGAGTCGGCTACTCGGCCAACTATGCCGCGTACGTGCATGAAGCGTCAGGCAAACTGAAAGGTCAGCCGCGCGCGCACTTCGGTATAACCAGCAACCGATCTGAGTTCGGTCCGCAGAAACCGAAAGAGTTCGGTGGCGGCACCGGAACAGGTAACTATTGGGATCCGCATGGTGAGCCGCAATTCCTGACCAAAGGCGCGAATGACGAGCGCGATAACGTTGACGCTGTGATGCGCAAGGAGCTTTCGTTATGACACCCATGATGCACGAGCGGGTGCGCAACATGTTCGGCGACGCTGGGCTAACTACCGGTTTCACGGTGCAGCAGCTGATGTACGACGACCCGGGAGACCTGTCGAAGGCGATCATGGTGTTCAGGCCTAACGGCGGGTCGAATATTCGGACTGATCTCGGCTCTGAGTATCACGTCCTGGTCGACGTCGTAGGCGCAAAAGATAAGCGCAAAGACGCACTCAATGCCGTGCAGCGCATCGTCGATTACGTCCAGGCCAACCCCATGGCTGACGAGTGCGTCGGCTACATCCAGAACATGGGCGCCATCCCCGCGCCGGTGCTCACAGAAGAAGGGCGAATAGTCTTCCGATTGCAATTTGCCTGCACGTTTGGCGACTAGCCATTCCCAACCAAATAACCCGCTTCGGCGGGTTTTCTTTTATACGTCAAAGAGGAGTTTCACATGGCTAATTGCCAGAACTCGAACGAGCGCCTGTTCGGCGGTGCGGTCGTGCTGGAAGTCGCCGATGGCTGCCCGGACGTCAAACCACTCGAAGGTGAGTGGATGGCGCTGGCCGCTGGTACGTCGAAGGGCTTCGACTTCAACCCGAACTCGGTTACCTCTGATGCGGATGACGGCGGCGGCTATGTCGAGACCATCATCACCAACAGTGACTTCACGCTGAGCTTTGAAGGCGAGGTACGTAAGAAGGACAAGCTGGATCAGTACGGCGTCGGCAAGTTCATCAAGTATTTCGCTGACGAGCTCAAGGCCAAGCGTCAGCCGGGTATCTGGGTGCGCATGGATTACGGCCCGGTCGAATTCGTCGGCTACATGAACATCACGGCGCTGAGCTCAGACGGCGGTACCAACGATATCGTCACATTCTCCACCGAGTTCAAAGTCGGCGATGCAACCACCATCGAAGTGAACGAGCTGACTGCGGTGGCGGTGACTGGCGTAACGGTAACCCCGGCAACCAGCACCGGCACGGCAGGCGGCACCAGCACCTTCACGGTGAACATCGCACCAACCGGCGCAACCAACAAAGACTTCACTGTAGCGACTACCGATGCGACCAAAGCAACTGCCACCGCCTCCGGCAACACCGTTACCGTGACGCGTGTTGCCACCGGCAGCGCGCAGATCATCATCAACACTGAAGACGGCAACTTTGTGGCCGTGCATACGGTTACTGTTACTTAACGGACATTCCAAAGGGCGGCGTGCTGCCCTTGATAATGACCGTTTACTGGAAGACTTATGACCGCTTTAACCGATATTGGCGAAATCTCTATCAGCGACAGCCGGGAGGGCGGGAAAGACTACCTCCTACGGCCTTCATTCGAGGCCATGACCAGGATCGGCGCGCCGGAAGAGATTGTACAGACGTACGCCACCATACACGGCAATGACGTTGCTCAGTTGATTGAGGTGTGCGCTGGCACGCTTGGGCGCTTTCCTGAATGGCTGTCTTCTTCGTTTAATCGCGCCGCTGAGAAGCTTTTATCGACGTGCATGCTGGTGCTGCAGTCGTGCTGCGAGGACGACCTGACGCCAATGATCGGCGAGTGGAAAGGGTGGCGGCACTGCGTCGTCTACCGCCCGGGTCAGATGCCTAAGAACGACATCATCGTGCTGGCGCAGCACCTCATGCAGCACGGAGTTGTCGGAAAAGCCAAGGTAAGGCAACTACAGCGACACGAAACAGGCGAGAAGACAAGCGAGTTTAGGGCGCTGGATTACATCGTGGCCGCGCAGACTCATTTTAGGATGAGTGAGGCAGAGGCGGTGAGGCTGACAATGACAAAATTCCAGATGTTACTGGCGGCGAAATACCCGGATCAGAAAGGCTTCACCCGTGAAGAGTACGACAGCATCGCAGACGAATACCTGGCTAAACAGGCCGCACGCAGGGCAAAAGCAAAGCAATAACCGGAGAATGACATGGCAGGTGAGAAGAACGCCGGTAGCATCGTTTATGAAGTCAGCGCCAATATTGAGCCGCTGCTGCAGGGCGGGAAACAGGCCATTGATGCTTTGGATAAACTGGATGCTGCAGCCCAGCAGTCCGGCAAGGGAATGGACAACCTTGATCAGAGCGCGTCCCAGACCGGGTCCGCGTTTACTGAACTGGCTGGTTATGCCAACTCCATGGACAACCAGCTGCGCAAGCTGAACACCAACGTAAGCGGCATTGCCCGCGCAATGGAAGAGGCCCGCAGCGGTACCGGCGGCGCGAGCAGTGAATTCAGCCGTGCCGAATCCATCATCGAGGCGCTGGGTAACCAGTTGGCTGTGCTGGACGAAGCGCAGGAGAACGGAGCGCGTAGTGCTGCTGTCCTGGCAGCCCAACTTCGTGCCGGTTCGAAAGCAACCGACGAAGAAAAACAGAAGATCGGCGAATTGACCGGTCGCCTGTATGACATGAAGACTGGCGTTGAGAATGGCGCAAAAGGTACTGGCAGCTGGAAGTCCAGCATGCAGCAGGCCGGTTATCAGGTTCAGGACTTTATTATCCAGGTGCAGGGAGGCCAATCTGCTCTGGTAGCGTTCGCGCAGCAGGGATCACAACTTGCTGGTGCGTTCGGTCCTGGCGGAGCGATTGTCGGTTCTATCATTGCGCTGAGCTCTGTCCTCGCTGGCGTTCTGATCACTTCGCTTAATGGCGGTAAGAACGCCATGGATGCGTTGAAGGATGCAGCGGAGGCAATGGATAAGGTCATTACCGTCTCTCAGAATGGTGTGGCCGCCCTGTCAGATAAGTATGCCAACCTGGCAAGAACTAACGCAGAGGCAGCAACCATCCTGAGAAATCAGGCAATGATTGAATACAACGCTGCCATTGCGAAGATCCCTAAATCTATCAACGACGCGTCAAACTCTATTGTTGGCTTCACCGATAAGCTGAAAACGTCATTCGTAGGCGGTATCGCGTCGATTGACGAATTCAATAAAAACCTTTCGACCGTAGGCGTAACTGCAGACACTTATTCGAAAGCTATGGAGCAGGCAAGGAATGCAGGGGCGAAATTCACCGTCAATGCAAACGCCATTCAGAACACAGTAACCACGCTCGCAGATAAATTTGGCGTATCTGAGCAGCGCGCATTCGAGTTGAGCAAGCAACTCTCCGAGGTTGCGAACAACCCAACACCTGAAGCGCTCCAGAGACTGGTCCTTGAACTCCAGAGCACCGAAAGCTCGACAAAATCCGGTGCCGATGCGATCAGGACTTTCCTTGGGCCACTAACAGAACTCGTACGCGTTGCTGGTGAAGCACAGATCAATCTTTCTGGAATGAAAAAAGAGGTCGACAACCTGACCTCCGGCCAGAAAAACCTGATCAAGCAGTCAGAGCGAAACCTGGCGCTCTCGAAGTTGCAGGGCGAGGCCCGCGCGCGGCTGCAGGCGCAATATGCAGCGGAAGACGCCGGCTTTGCGAAGGACGATCCGCATGCCAAGCAGATGGAGGATGATGCTGCAGCCACGTACAAAAATACGGAGGCGCAGAAGACCCTTAAGTCCGAACAGAAGAAAGGGGTTTCGCAGGCAGAATCAATCGCTCAGAAACTGTCAAACCTGAAGCAGCAATCAGAGCTTGCGGCTGACTCAACAAACAAACTGAGCCGTGAACAGGCGATCCTGAATGCTCAGCAGTCACTTGGTAAAGGTGCTACTAAAGAGCAGATTGCACTGGCAGGACAGTATGCGGCAACAAAATGGGATACGGCCAACGCTATCAAGGCAGAGGCTGCAGCTCAGAAGCTTCTTCCTGAGTCGCGTGAGAACGCCACTTACAAGCAGGATGTTGAGGATCTGAATACTGCACTGGCGGCGAAAAAAATCAGTCAGGAGCAGTACAACCAGACCTCAGAAAGGCTCGCAGCAACACACCAGGCCAACCTTGCAAAAATCCAATCCGAGCTGGCTGTAACTCCACAGCAGGAGGCAGTAGGCGGAGTTGACCCTGTGCAGCAGTTGGCTAACGAGAACGCCCGTAAGCTCGCTCTTATTCAGGCATACGAGCAGCAGGGACTGATTGCTCACCAGAACGCCATGGCATTGCGTGCTGCTACTGATACCCAGTATGAGCAGGCGCGCATCGCTGCACAGTGGGAGATATTCCGTAACCAGAGCCTAGGTAATGAGTTGCTGGCCGCGAGCTTTGACTCTCTCTCCGGGAATATATCGAATGCCTTCACCGGGATCCTTACTGGAAGCATGTCGGCGCAAGAGGCCATGCAATCTCTCGCAAGCAACGCGCTGAATAGCCTCATCAATGGCTTTGTGCAGATGGGTGTAGAGTGGGTTAAATCAGCGATCACTGGCAGCACTGCCCAAATCGCTGCCACCACGGCCACAACCTCGGCAGCAGTAGCCGGTACAGCGACGACTACCGCGGCAAGCGTTTCCTCTGCTGCGGCAACAACCGCGGCGTGGACGCCCGCTGCAATCGTTGCTTCTATCGGCTCATTCGGTGGTGCCGCAGCGATCGGTATCGGCGCGGTAATTGCCGCCATGGCTTTGTCCAGTTCACTGGCGGGTAAGCGCAAGAACGGCGGCCCGGTATCAGCCGGTTCTATGTACCAGGTAGGTGAGGGCGGCATGCCTGAAATCTACCAGGCCAGCAATGGCAGTCAGTACATGATCCCAGGCGATAACGGAAAGGTGATTAGCAATAAGGATCTGACGAATGGCGGAGGTGGTGGAGTAGTGGTCAATATCAACAACTACACGTCGTCAAACGTAGATGCGCAGGCAACACCAGACGGAAATGGAGGTTGGACGGTGGATGCATTCGTCTATGACCTCGATAACGGTGGTCCTGCCAGTCAGGCCATACTACGAAATCACCAGGCACCACGTAAGGCAAGGAGCTAACTATGCCAATTCCATATCCTGACTGGCTGCCACTGGCGCAAAAAGGAAAAACGCCGTCGACCGATACCGGTTTTCGGACGGACCAGCCGACGGTCGGCGCGCCAATATTTCAGAAGCTCACCGATGACCTGAAAACCACATTCTCTCTTACGTGGATATTCACCCGGGATCAGCATCGGGCCTTCATGCAGTGGTTGCGCAGCCCGAACTATCTGGACAACTGCAATCAGTGGTTCACGATGCGCCTCGGGATCGGTACAGGCGACACAGGCCTTGAAGTTCAGGAACTGCATTTCCTTTCCTGGCCGACATGGTCGCAATCCGGCTCCATTTTCACCTGGAGCGGTGATGTTGTCGCGCGAGAACTGGTTAACTCAGATGACGAGTTTGACGACATTATCGTCGAGCTTCCGCCGCCGTGGGGTTCATGGCTCGATATTATCGTCACCGGCTATCCGGATGGACGCGATCCGGAAAGCCTGCCGAGGGTTCCGTAATGCCCACACTGAGAGAATTTCAGAGCCAAAGACCAAACCGGATACTTTACGAGACGATCACCTTCTACAACGAGACGTTTGGATATGTGCGTCTGGTGAACAACCAGATATTCCCCAAAACGCTCGGCGGTCAGGTGTTCACTCCATGCCGCATGGAGATCAAGAAGAGCCAGCAAAGTAGCACTCCTGTATCTGACAGCACGATTAAATTTAGTCGTCTGGCGCAGGACTTTAAGCAGAAGCTGAAACTCTGGAAGGCGCATTCGCGCATCACGCCTATCCCTGCAACCTATCAACAGTTTGACGCTGCAGACATGAGCACGGCTATCAATTCATGGACTCTCTATGTCGATGACTGCTCAATGGACGACATGGACGTAACGTGCATCCTGACGCGCGTAAATCCCCTTAACCGTAACGTTGGCCGTCCGTACACCGTCGAAGAATACCCGGGGCTTCAGAATGCATAGAGAAGAGTTCATTTCTCGAATTGAAGGCGTGCCATGGAGTAACCGGGCGTGCAGTTTCGACGCAGCAGACTGCTGGGGTCTGGTGGTGATGTATTACCGGCATGTTCTCGGTATCGAGGTACACCAGACCGCGGACTACGAATCCGGGCTCGACTTCATGGCCTGCTATGACGCTGATGTCGTGTTCTGGCAGAGAAGCGAAACATTTTGCGATGAAGGGATCTTCGTGGCCTGGGTCGGAAGTCAGCCCGTGCATGTTGGGCTGATACTTGGCGGCCGGGCGCTGCACAGCCGCGGGGAAAACGGGCACGTCAGATTTGACGCGATACGGACAATTCAGAAGCTATTCACCAGAGTGGAGTTTTACCAGTATGCCGGTAATCGAAATTCAGCGCGTCCCGGGGATGCCGAAGGACAGGGCGGAAGTTGAAGCAGGGACGGTGTTTTATGACTGGCTTGCTCAGGAAAGCTTCCACCGCGATATCCGCATCAACGTTAACGGCAAAGAACTGCAGCCTGAAGAAGAACTGGGTTTTGTTCTTCAGGAAAATGACCGGGTAGTCATTTTTGACCAGCCTAAAAGCGGCGGTCTGATTGGTACCATCCTGAACCCGCTCGAGCACCTCAATCCGATAAAATTTACTCAGAAAGTACTTTCCGGGCTGATGCCGAAAGCAAATGCGGGCGCTGCCGGCGGGAACAGCAAAACGTCGCCAAACAACAGCCTGAAAGGCCAGATCAACATTGCGCGTAATGGCGAAGCCAAGCCTGATAACTTCGGTCAGGTACGCTCGTTCCCGGATCTGGCTCAGGAATCGCTTTTTGAATATGAAAACAACCTTAAATACATCACTGAGTTGATGGTGTTCGGGCTCGGTAAATACGACGTTACGTCTGTGCGTTTCTCAGAGTCAAATCTCGGTTCAATGGCCGGGGCGAGCTACACCATTTACCAGCCAGGTGACGTTATCCCGGTAGTGAATGAAGGCTACCAGTTTGATGACGTTGACGGGCAGGAAGTGCCAGGGTTAAACGAGAGTGGCGATTTCCCGGTCGAAACGGCCACTGCAAACACTGTTATCAGCGGTGTTTATGCCGGGGGCCAGATAGCGATGAAAATCGTGAAGCAGGCATCTTTCGATTACTTTGCCGATCTGACTTTCCCGCACCCGGTGACATTCACCATTAATGTGACGTATCCAATCACTGGCGGCACCAGAACGGAAGACGTAACTCTTTCGGGCAGGCTGATAGAGTTTCAGGAAACAAACGACGGCGCAGTAGTTAACCCGACTTATTACTACACCTTCACATTTGACCGTCTGAATGGCCCCGCCATTCCCATACAGGATGCAACCATCAATACGACGAAGTTCATCCTTAATGATAACGCTGCGCTGATAGTGGGCCCGTTTTTCTCTCCGATTGCATCAAGCCAGTTATGGCTTCACACGCAGTCCGGTCTCGGCGGTAACAGCGAAACAAACTGGAAGGTGACAATCTGGAAAGTCGACGACAGCAATAATCAGATCCCCGGAACCGAACAGGTGTTTATTTACCGCCAGACAACGCCTCATGACTACATGTCTGAGACGTTTAACAGGACTGATAAGCTAATTCCTGCTGGTGGGTATGGGCGCTATGCAATCACGTTCCAGAGGACTGATAACAGCAGTGACGCCAGCAAACTGGAGGTTGAAGAGATTCACGCGGTAAACGTCAGAACTAACGTCGTTCACGCTGAGGATTCGCTGGTAATGGTAAAGGTCCGCGCCACGGAGAACGCTTCAAGCGGGCGAGACAGGAAATACAACGCGCTGATCACCCGCCACGTCATCAGCTACAACATGACAACGCAGCAGGTCGACTACACGCTCAGGCCATCACGCAAGTTTGCTGATATCGCGCTGTTTAACTGGCTGGTCGTCGGGCAGCAGCCTGAGTCGAGCATTGATATTTATGGCCTGTACCAGATACAGGCGGAAATCGACGCAATCGACCCGCGGCTGGGATATTTCGATTACACCTTTGACGATGAGGATGTGTCGCTCGGTTCGCGCATGGAGACCATCTGTGACGCTGCCAGCGTTTCAGTCTATGACGATAACGGTGTGTTGTCTTTCACCCGAGACAGCAGGAAAACGTCTGCGGCCACGATATTCAACCGCTCAAACACCAAGCCAGATGGTTACTCGCTTTCTTACGACATGACGCTTCCAGGAGGCTATGACGGCGTTGAAGTGCAGTTCCGTAACCCGGACACCAATAAGCAGGACTTTGTCCGGTACCGGATATCAGGGAGTTCCATCATTGAAGGATCGCCGGCCAAAGCGAAAAAGTTCGAAATGCTGTACGTCAGAAACAGGTTTCAGGCGGACGAGCGGGCGCTGCGCGAGTGCAAGAGGCTCATCTTCTCCCGTATGACTATGGCTATTACAGCCATGGCTGATGGCGAATGGGTGAACATTGGCGACATGGTTCAGGTGCCGGATACGTACGACACCAACCAGCAGGCGGGCTATATCGTTTCACGGGTCGGCAATGACTTCGAGACGAGTGAGCGTATCAACTTCTCCGGGACTATGTTTGTACAGGTCACGGATTCAACCGGCGCTACCACAGCCAGATACCCGGCATCTCCGCGCGCTGACACCGCGTTTGGCTTTACTGCTGCCATTCCAGACATTGACCTGAACCTGTTTGACGGCGTTGACGTCCAGTCACCTTCCCGATACGTCATTGCCACGTCACAGGAGCTTGATGCAGGGCAGTGGACCATCACCGCCAAGCAGCCAGACGGCAAGGGAAGTACCGCCTTAACCCTCGCTGAGTATAGCGACCTGATTTACCAATAAGACCTATCCCGACCATCACAACCCGGCCACCGTGCCGGGTTTTTTTATGGAATCAATATGGCTACTACACCAACTAACCTGCCTGTTCCAAGCGAATCACCATTCGACACCAAGTTTAACGCCGGAAAAATTGACGAGTTCGTTACGTCATTTCTTCTAACCTATACAGATCGTAAAGGGGCAGAGCATTACACTATTGAGGGGCTTCGCCGCCTTGCTCAGCAGGCTATTGCAGCTTTCGGGTGGATCCCGGTCGATTCATTCCAGGACGGGGCAACACTAACACTCCCTAATCAGGTCCTCCGGTGGAAGACCCCTGATGGAGATGGTGACTATTATCGCTGGGATGGTGTATTCCCTAAGGTTGTGCCTTCAGGCTCCACTCCTTCAACAGCCGGTGGGTTGGGCGCAGGCAAATGGGTAGCCGTAGGTTATGCTGCTTTCAAATCAGCTATAGGCCGTGCTGATGGCTTTAAATATGTCGGTGCGTGCTCGTCTATGGTCGAGTTGAGATCTGTTGTCCCTGAGTTCGATGGGCAGCAAATCATTCTTCGTGGTTATTATGCTGATCAGCCATACGACGTAAACGTTGTTTATATATGGAATGCGACGTCAACAACCACTGATGATGGCGGCCGTTATGTTAAGGCAGACTCGTTGACTACCGGGCGATGGGTACTGAAGCATGACGGAATTGTATTTGATGTTCGTCTTTTTGGTGCACGTCCAAGCGCAACATACTCTGCATCTCAGATGGACATACAGGACATCGTCCGTAAAGCACAGGCATCAATCGGAAGCAATTCCGTGTTGAATTTCTCGATGCCTCAAGGCTGGACAGAGGCTCACTATCTTGTTAATTATCGGGGTTTCATTTGGTCACCGACCTACATTTCAGCAGATAACGACCGTGTAGTTCTCCATTCTCCATTCACATCTGACAACCTTGGAGAGAAGCCACGCCTGGCAGGTACTGTATTATTTAGCGAAGAATCACCTATAGGTGGAGCTGGCGCTAATGCTGGCACACGTCAGTATCGTGCACGAAATAAATATGAGCTTCTTGACCCTCTGGCCGCATCAATGGCTTCAGCTTCTGTACTGCCGGGGGGGAGATTTGAGAGGGCATTTTTCAACTTGAGTTCTCGAGGTATTGCAGTAACAGATTTAGGGTCATATGTTGCTACCGCATCAACGTCTGGAATGACCATCGGAACGTCTGCAGTTTTATGGACTAATGCAACAGCAGAAACAGCGCCTTGGCAGGGTATTGAAATGGCGGCCAGTGCTGGCGCCGAAATTGACTTCTTGCTCTATACCACTGGCGCATCTGGTGATCAAATTATGGTTGGTGTGCGGAATGTTGCACAAAATGGAACTTCTGGAAGCTATGTAACATGGCGAATTGTGGTCGCAGGAAACACTATTACGCTATTCAACGGTGGCGTGGCTGGAAGTACGTACACTTTCACCCATCCTGAAGACATTCTTCAGGCTGCCACTGGATGTGTTCGTGTTGGCATTCGCATAGGACGGGATGGAACCAGTGCTACAATTCTGTTGAACGGTAGACCATTACCTGTGGCGGCGTTCAGTAATAGCGTGCACAGTTTTGTAATTCTGGCATCACAGGCTGCACGAACAGGATTGCAGATTCAATATGGGCATCTACGCCAGCGTGATTATATTCCGTATTCTATCCCCTTCGCAGTTGCCACTCTGGGGGACTCGATCACTGTTGGCGCACGAAGCTCAACAACATGGCCGGACCTTTTGGCTAATTGTGCTGAGCATCTTCCAGGGCTTGGAAGGATGTCTGTCGATAACTCTTTGTCCAGGTCTGGATTGAAACTTAGTGAAGTAGTCCAAGATATCAACTCTTATAGCTTTATAGGGAAGAATTATGTGCTTGTTAATTTGGGAATAAACGACTGTCAAGGCTCAGGGCTTGGAGGTATAGGAGTATTTGCGTCAAATATTGCGGCGCTGGCGAATAAAATAATATCCGATGGCGCAACTCCTATTTTCGGTACAGTTTTTCGCACATACGATGTTGATATCACTGGTGGAGGTAATGACACCACAGGCATCCAGGATGTCCCTGCCTACGTTCAGGTACTACGTGAACGCTGTGCAGCGAATGGCTATATCCTCGCTGAGGTGAATGACTGCATGGGAGATAATGCTGGGGCTGCCGGTGGATTTGATGCAAACGGCTATATGAACGCATGGACGCACGATAACATTCACCCAAATACAAAGGGTCAACTCGCGCTGGCTTCAGCATTTGCATCGGCCCTTTCTGGTCGAGTGACCCTGGCAGCTACAGGAAGTCTAACGCAGTTCCTGGTCCCTGCGTCGGGATTTACTCTAACTACAGAGGCAGATCGTGGCCTGCCACGTGTGACCAGAGCCGGTAACGTCGTTGCTTTATCTGGGGCCATTTCAGGTGGTGCAGTAAGTTCAGTTGCTGCCACTCTTCCGGCATGGGCAAAACCGCAGGCATCGCAAACATACATCGTCTACAGCCGTGATTCGTCAACAGAAGGTACTTGTCGTGTAACCCTGAGAACAAATCGGGATGTTGTGGTTGGATCTGACTATAAAACGACGGCCACCGAGTTGAACATCACATACTGCATTTAATACCTCAGTAACAATAAAGGGGGCGCAAGCCCCCTTCATCACTTCAGTAAACCAGGCTCCTCTTTCTTTGCCCACTCTATCATCCCGCCTATGACTTTCTTGCTTCCATAAAATGAGAAGTGCCCTGTATCCCGGAACATAGGCATCCCATCCTGAATAAGATCACAGCCATTTTTGTTGCAGTATGTTTTGTTTGGGTTAAAGAATTTAACCTGAGGATATTTCTGATGAATTCGACTAAACATCCCTTTAACGCCATCAACTTTTTCTTTATAAGCCTCAATACCAAAATGGCACGATTTGACAGGCTCAGAGAATGGGCGAGAGAAACACGCCTTAGTGTCAAAGCCAGGATAGACATGAGGATAGAAGATTATAGGTGTGGCACCATTGTCGATAATAAAATCAATGTAATCTTCAAGTCTTCTTTCATCGGAAGGGTTATTCTTCCAAAGGAGACCTGAAACTATCACATACTTTATGCTCTTTTCTTTTTTTATAATGTCTTGAATAAGCTTCCTTTGCTTGCCAGGTCGATCTTCGGCGCAAGGGTGGTTACCTTTTAAATTTGAACTATCTGCTATGTTAGGAATGCACGTGCCGATAGACAATACATTTTTATTTCTAAAGAAATCGGATTCATGCATCCCGTAATACAAATGATTTGCATAGCTATTGCCAAGCAGCAATATCTCTGGCTTATCATTTTTAGTCATGTAACAGAAGAACCATTTATAGTTATTAGAATCAGGGAAAGGATACCTGGACATGCAATTTTCGTTAGTAATATATTTCCAATTAGTGGTGTTCAACTGGTAGTTTCGTTCCTTGGCTGTTTCCACAACTTTGCGATTCTGCGCCCCACCAGATGCAAAAATAATGCACCCAATTACCCCTAAAAGCCCAACGGCAATGGTTAGTAAAATCGCAGTCTTTCCCTTCTTGTCTGAGTAACGAAGAGGTCTTTCCCAAAAGTAATACGTAATTACTGAAAGTGTGAATGCAATTGCTACAGCCGTTACCATTGAAAGCGTAGAAACTTCACCACTATCGATGATTCGAAGGAATGAAAAAACAGGCCAGTGCCATAGATACAGCGGATAACTTATTAAACCAATGAAAATCAACGGCTTTTGAGATAGTACAAACTTATTAATAATGGCATCGTGCCCGGAAGCTATGATGAGAAATGCGCCCGCAACAGGTAATGCCGCTTTCCAGCCTGGAAAATCCGTTTTAGTAACAAAAAATATTGAAGCCAGTATGAGAGCAAATCCCAAAACAGACATCACATGATGTATTTTTCTTGCCGAACCATGATTAGAACGATAATGAAATCCTTTATATGCAAGCAAAGCTCCGAATGCCAACTCCCAGAAGCGTGTCAGTGGTGAATAGTATGTAACTGTAGGGTCAATCCTTATATAGTAAAGGTTCGCAATAAATGAAAAGGCAATTACAGAAACCAAAACAAAAAGTATAGCTTTCTTTGATCGCTTAAACAGAAGAATAAGCAAAGGCCATAACAGATAGAATTGCTCTTCAATACCCAGAGACCAAAGATGCAGAAGCACTTTCGTTTCTGACGCGGTATCAAAATACCCGCTCTCCATAAGCAGCACTATGTTCGCCACGAACCCAGCACCGGCCGCCGTATGCTTCCCGAGTTGCATGTATTCATCCGAGTAAAGAGAGAACCATCCAAATACCAGGCATACAGCAAGAACAAGGGAGAGAGTAGGGAAGATCCTGTTAGCTCGCTTCATATAGAAGTCTGTAAAGGAGAAAGCACCCTTATCAACACTTCTGAATATAATTGAAGAAATCAAATATCCAGATATGACAAAGAATATATCCACGCCAACAAAACCGCCTGGCATCAAAGACGGGAAAGCATGGAAAATTACAACTGGCACCACTGCGAGAGCTCGTAATCCATCGATATCCGGACGATATGCCGGATGAAAGTTTCCTGACATCACAATCACACTGTAAAAATGGGAGTATTCTTAGAATGCTATCATTGAATGATGTTGTTTTACAGATATTGTATTCGTCAAAATGTATAGAATTATAATAATAACAATACTGTAGAAACTCCTGATGTCTTATTGTAAGCGGGTTTGACGAATTCTCTCCTTTCATATACTGTATAAATAAACAGTATGATGGTGAGGTAATCATGCCACGCACAGCTGACATACCAGCCGCCTTTGTTGCGGAACCGGAGTCGTTCCTCCCTGCTTCTGCGAAGATCGTTGAAACGCAGGACGGCTATGATGTCGTTGATAACGAAACGCTGTTTAAGCGCGGAGACACATTGCTAATCTGGTTTTGCGGCCGCCAGCAGCACGCATATTGGGCCGGTGATGCGCTCATCACTGATGATGGTGAGGCCATAGAAGGCGAGGCATTAGAGCACGTCCGCCTTGTTGGGGTGGTTACTCATACCATTAACCCGGTATGGGTTGACGACATTCCGGTGATGTGATGTTTGCCCTGGTAGATGTGAACTCGTTTTATGCGAGCTGTGAGACGGTTTTCCGCCCCGATCTGTGGGGGAAGCCGGTTGTCGTGCTTTCGAATAACGACGGCTGCGTGATCGCTCGTTCGGCTGAAGCCAAAAAGCTCGGTATTAAAATGGGGGATCCATACTTCAAGTGTAAGGACTACTTCCTGCAGCAGGGCGTTGTTTGCTTCAGCTCCAACTATGAGCTCTACGCCGACATGAGCAACAGAGTGATGACAACGCTGGAGGAAATGAGCCCTCGCGTCGAAATTTATTCAATCGACGAGGCCTTTTGTGACCTTACCGGCGTGCGGAACTGCCGGGTACTGGAAGAGTTCGGTCATGAGCTGAAAGATGCGGTGCGCAGGAATACCGGTCTGGCCGTAGGTGTGGGAATAGCTCAGACAAAAACGCTGGCAAAGCTCGCCAATCACGCTGCAAAGACATGGAAGGCCACTGGCGGCGTTGTGGACCTGTCAAATGTGGATCGTCAGCGAAAGCTCATGGCATTGCTGCCAGTAGATGAGGTCTGGGGAGTTGGTCGCCGCATCAGCAAGAAGCTGGAGGCTATGGGCATTAAGACCGTCCTCGACCTGGCTGACACCCATATTGCCGTTATCCGCAAACACTTCAATGTCGTGCTGGAGAGAACGGTGCGCGAACTACGCGGCGAGCCATGCCTGGAACTGGAAGAGTTCGCGCCGGTGAAACAGGAAATCGTCTGCAGCCGGTCATTCGGCGAACGCGTGACCGAATACGAGCAGATGCGACAGGCAATCTGCAGCTATGCCGCCCGCGGCGCAGAGAAGCTACGCGGAGAGCATCAATACTGCCGATACATATCGGCGTTCGTGAAGACGTCGCCATTTGCACTGAACGAGCGGTATTACGGTAACAGCGCATCCGTGAAGCTGCTGACCCCGACGCAGGACAGCCGCGACATTATCAACGCCGCCACCCGGTGCCTGGATGTTATCTGGAAGGATGGACACCGGTACCAGAAAGCGGGGATCATGCTCGGCGACTTCTTCAGCCAGGGAGTTGCTCAGTTGAACCTGTTCGGCGAGAACGCGCCGCGCGAAGACAGTGCGCAACTGATGCAGGTACTCGACCAGCTCAATGCTAAAGGAGGGAAAGGCACGCTATATTTTGCAGGCCAGGGCGTGCAGCAGCAGTGGCAGATGAAGAGAGAAATGCTTTCGCCGCGGTATACGACGAGGTACTCAGATCTGCTTGTGGTCAGGTGACGGGCTCGATTAACTCCGGGCCCTGGTTTTTCACATTCCCCACGGCTCGCGTCACAGCGTGCCAGATAAACTTGTCGGCGGGCACAGCACCGTCTGCTGCTATCTCTTCAGCCTCTTTCCCGCCTATATCCTGCCGCATCCATTCGCGAGCTGCTTCCGGCGACAGAATTAGTGGACGGCGGTCGTGAATATCGACCAGACCTTTATCAGCTGCAGACGTCACAATCAGAAAACCTTCTGCTTCATCGCCGCGCTCAAACGGTGTGCTTCCGATCGCCGCCATGAATATGGGCTGGCCGTCTTCCCGGTGAATGAAGTATGGCTGTTTCTTATCGCCTTCCTTCTTCCACTCGAACCACCCATCCGCAAAACAGATAGCCCGGCCATGTTGCCATAACGATTTAAACATGTGGCTTGTTGCTGCAGTCTCGACGCGCGCGTTAATCAGTGGTGCTTTGTCCCACCACCCGGGTGCATATGACCAGAGGACCGGATCGAGATGCAGTCGCTCATCACGTTCGCTTAACAGCAGAACTTTGGTTCCGGGCGCGACGTTGTACCGGCCAATAGGTTCCGGATCATAGGCAATGTCGCGATCGGATTCATCGGCCAGGTACGCCAGATATTCTTCACGGGTTTGGGCTTGTGCAAAGCGTCCACACATAGAAACCTCCAGTCAGTCAGACTGAAAGTATAGGGCAGGGATGCAAAGAGTGGGTGGTGGGGCATATATGGGGCATGAAACAGCACTCGCTCTAAGGTGAACTTAGACGACTGATGTTTTCGACGACTGCAACCATCTGTTATTTAGTGCGCTCTTGGACGATCTTTGTCGTTTATGAAAATTACATGGTCATATGATGTCCATGCAGGTTTAGGTTGTCTAACCTAATGATAATTATAATTAATAACCATCCGATCCTGTTGCGTGGGGCATAGGTGGGGCAAACTCACTCAATTTCTGGTTGAGGA